TTAATGGGCCTGCCGCTTGAGTCTTTTCAAATCTTTTCGCTGTAACGTAATCTCCTTTCCCAACTTACTACCCTTTATACCTGCCTCCAGCATTTTTCGGCGCAAAGTGGACTTATGGCAATGTAGCTCAGCTGCCGCCTGTTCCAAGGTTAACTCTTCATATTCAGAAGGGATTTGTTGTTGCTGAGCATGTTTGGCTATGACCCTTTCAACAGATTCATCAAGTAGCCTTTCCAAATCGGGTATAGTGAGCCCTATGATTTCTATCTTTTGCATTGTTCACTGCTTTGGTTTGTTGGGATTGTATTTACGTTTGGTTAGCCCGTCAAGCTCTTGTTTAAGCCTGGATATCCTGGCCTCCAAGATGTCTTCCTCAATAGCGACGCTTACTATCCACTCGAAAGGATCTACATTGGCGCCGCATGTTTGGCATATGACATGTCTAAGGTCTAAGTCCAGCTCAACGTTCTTGTGTCGGCAATTTTTCGTTCTGACTCCCAGTTTAATAAGCTGACCCATTGTTCACTGTATTTAGGCCCGGTGGTTAGCCGGGCGCCTTGTGTTATTATATAAAGCCTGTTGCCTAAAGCTCTCTTTTCCAGCTGATTTTATACATAGTCCCATCTCTTTGGTCTGAATGATTGGTCACAGAATATCCATCTGCTTTGAGTCGCCTGTCCAAACTTGGAGAAATGGTTTTGTAGTGCCACATCTCGTATGCGAGATTTTTCTTTATTTCTTTCTCAATATCAGACATGATCGCCTGATACTGAACTTGGTCACTGGCTTCAAGTTCCTGACTTGCTTTAGTTACTAGTTGTCTTGCTTCTGATGCTTTCATATGTTCACTGTGCCGGTAGCCGACCGGCGGCGGGTTTATTGTGGTTTTTCTGTTCTCTCAAATGATACAGCCCAGACGAAGGGGTTGGCATTATAGTTATCCTCGCCATTGATGGATATCCATAATGAACGGAATGATTCTATTGGCCGCAGCCCCTCATTAAATAAGCCAGGCTTCTTTGTATAGTCTCTGTATAATTGACCACACTCTGCCTTTTGCGCGCCTGACATAAGCAGTGGTTCAATGCCTTCTGCCTTCGCCTGATCCTCAGTAATATCCTGCAGGCGTTCTACCCGGATGTCAGTGATCTTCAGAAACAAACGGCAGGCATCGTATGGCATGTGTATTGAAGGCTTCCATTTCGCCCACTTTTGACCAGCTTTTAGGTATTCCTGTCGCACCTCTTCGCCCATATTAGTTTGAGAGGCATTATATGCATATCCGAAGTCCGGCGTCTTATTGAAAGACTCCCGCACCCAGAGAATATCACCAATCCTGCCATATGGGCAAGAGCACCTGATATGCTCTTCCTTCATTTCTTCTGGTCGTATTCCTTCTTCCATATACATGAGACGCGTAATATCTTCTGGCGTCCTTGGCTTAATTATTCTCCTGGTCACGGTCTTTCTTCCTTCTAGTATTGCCTGTACCATCGGAGCGCTAAATAATATTGGTTTCTTATTCATACAACTAAAACGTTTTTATAGATATTATACTTTCTGAATGTTCTGAAAAAGGGGAATTTTCCGGTTTTTTCGGTGCTTCTTGCAGTCTACCTTTGCCCGCAACCCCACCATTTATAATCCAAACAACAGAACAGTGAAAAAATTATTCTTGTTTGCGCTTCTTAGCGTAATCTCTTTTGCAGCTGCAAAGGCTCAGACAGAACCGTACACGCCCCGCTGGCGAGGTGAAACCGTTTACCCTAAAAACTTTAACACCTGGTGGTTTTGGATCGGTTATAACTCGGCCGATTCTACTGGTTGTCCAGCGCCTTACTACACCTACGGTGATGTACAAGACCAAGCCTGTCGTATAGTAAATTGGGATACAGCTCCAAGTACTGAAGGCGTGTATTATGCTAGAATCCGTATTCAACCTTTCAATTCTTCAGAATACGTTGTAAGATGGCCGTGGAAATGGTATTCCTCTGCTACAGGTGCCACATATTATTTCCTGTCCAGAACTCCCTGACTCTGATTAGTAGATATTTGCCCCGGTCAATCCGGGGCTTTTTTATTATCAAGTGTTCTGTTTATACATGGTGGTGAAACTTTGGTTACGGAACCATTTACAGGGAAGTATTCTGGCTTCATACCCCTTCCAAATGAAAGTTTTTTACACCAACAATGGGGGCACTTCTTCCATGACCCTTTTCCTTTCCACTCATGCTGGTTTATTGTCTGCTCCATCTTCAGTATTATTTAATATGTAGACATTATCCGCAAATGGTTCTATATGTGGTTGTGGCGCATAAAACCGTTTGCTGTTACCTTCCTTATCCCATAACAACCAGTACGGTTCTCCGTCGCTTGACTCACAGGAAAACCAGTCTGTTCTGCGATACGCAATGCCCTCAATAATTAGGATATCGCCTTCTGACAAATCACCAATACGGAGCCTTCCTGGGTGCTTGCTTTCTAAATAGTCATCCTGTTTGGCCATCTTCTGTGGTTTGTCTGGTTATGCATTTGGGTTCTTCTACTAACATATTATCCGCCTTATCCATGAATAATATCCTACCTGTCGCCCCGTCTTCAATCTTACTACATTCACAGTGGCAGCATCTGTATTTCGGGGTAGATATCGGTGATACGGTATACCCCCACTCATGCTTTGCTATATGTCCTTTCTTTGGCATTATGAATGCTTTTTAAGGTAACGCGCTCTGCGCAAATATTCTCTGTCCGATAGGCCGGGAATGAAGAAGCGCTCTGTATATCCACATGGAAGAGTGACCAGAATATTCGTATGAAATGGAGGGTTTTCTATAGTCCGATCAACAGTCCCTATATAATGGCCTTTCCGTGTTGTCACACGAACGACTTGACCTACTCCCTTTTTATGGTTATATCCTTTATTGTTCATCTTCCTTGCCCTCCTGCGGCTCTGGTATCCGCGTTTCGTTCATGAATTTACCCCATTGATACGCCATTGCCTGAGCAATACCTAGATATGTCTTACTCCTTAACATAGCCCTGTCTTCGGTAGGAGGTAATTTCCATATCCGTTGCTCCCTTCCGTCTACAATATTAGTAGGCTGCAAATCCGGAAGCCCCTTTAACCAAAGACACGTTGCTTTAGTTTCTTCATGTCCGAACTGCCAAGGCTGGATTATTTGATCAGGCTTACGATATAACTTAGACATGATGCCGATCGGATTTTCTATTGCAATCATTTCACAAGGATGATCAGCAAACATCATAAAGAAGTCAACAGACCGCTGCTGCCTGCCGTCTGCTCTCTTCTCTTTAAACCATCTAGCACCGCTTACTGCTAGGTCAGTGCATGGAGGAAACGCTATAATAGCATCCCACTTATTTATAAATACTTCTTCCTTTGATTGAGTATAAAATCTGAAAGAAGATAATACAACTGTGATATCCTCAACTATGTGCCATTCCGGATGGCCGCCCGAACAGGGTAAAATATCACAACTGAAAGCTTTGATACCTAATTTTCTGAATGCTTTAGTTACCTCTTGTGATTCTTCGCAAGCCACCAATACATTAAACTCACGTATCATAGCTGTTGGCCCTCCTGCGCCGGATCGGGGATAAGACCGCGTTCAATAGCATAGTGCTCCCCTTCTTCTAAATCGTGAGCATAGGGATTATTTAATTGCCAACATTGCATAAACTGCTCATGCATTCGCTTAACGGCTATGCGTGCAGCAGGGAAATAAACTGTATCCATTACATATTTTGTGACAGGTCCCTGCGGATGATGCTCTGTTGCCATCTCTTCAGCGATCTCTCTTACGAGCGCTTCGTGCTTATTCATGTGTTGCCGTTTTAGGGTCAATGTATCCGTGTTCCAGCAGCCATATTTCTATTGGTTCTAAATGAAATCCTTCGGATTTAGCAAACTCCCTGATCGCTTCGACCTGCTTTTCAATTGTAAATGCTGCCGCGTCATATTCATCTGCATTCTCCATATCATCAAAGTTGAATGCCAATTTCATTTTTCTTTCCTGGTATGTCATTTTCTGTTCAGGCATTGTCGGTGGTTTAGGGACAGAAGTTGACACTTGACAGATTGTACTTGAACAGGATAAACCATTCCAGGTGGATTGATTACCACATGTCGGGCAAATGTTTGGATTTGATTGATTGCTCATGTCCAGTAGTATTTTTTGAATTTAATAATGATCCCTACACAGGGTAAGGGAAGAATGTACAGCCACTTCCTTTGTCTATCCCAGAAGAAGCCAACCCATAGGTCGTACCAAGCGAAGATGAATGATACCTTCATACTACCGCGTACCGCGCCCGGTTGGTTTAAGGTTAAAGATATCCAAAGGCACGTGCCGCTAATTCACCGATATAGCCTAAGTCGCACCCTTCATCTTCGTCTTCAAACGGTTCCCATTCGCCATCTTCATTTTCCTTCCCATAACAGGATTCTATCTTCTTGTCCAGCTGATCCCATTTTTCAGCCTTGGACTTCCACTCCTGTATTTGTTCTTCTGTGTACATAATGTTTTGCGTATACCCGCCGGTTGTTTTACAGGTGATTAATGCGGCATCCCCATTTTTTCGCCGGTCCAGTCATGGAACCTGCCTATCCAGGATGCGCGTCTGTTAGAGAAGCAAAGCAGCGGATGGGCTATGGCGTTGTGAACGAAGAACCAGAAGCGTTTCATGGCCGGTTGGTTTAACCCTCCCATTCCTTATCAGGGAATGCAGAGGCGTGTTTTAATAGATGGTGAACCTTTTTTACATCCCTGATGGATATACCCAAGTATTTTAATATGCCTCTGAACTTTCCTTCCAGTTCGTACTGGCCCTTGTGTAACCAGAAGTCAGGCATATCGTGAAACTCAAAAATGACTACGGGAATGAGCTCTTCTCCCTTCTTTGGTTTGTCGTTCTTATATTGCTTCATGGCTTGAAGTTTAGGAGTGATTCAGGAATAGGGCACCAAAACTCAACTGTTGGAGTAAACTCAGACTCATAGCTCAGATAGAATCCTTCTCTTTTTTCATAAAGACAAATCGCTACCTCGTTATCTTCTTCAGGGATTAGTGCTAAAAACGGAACTAATTCTTCGGGGAGTTGCTCTGTTACCGGTATCCACTTCGGCTGAGCTGCTTGAAACCCGGCAACGAACGCATCGCCTATCGCCTTTGTCGCTGTTTCGTCTGAAAGGGTAGAGCAGTACTGGACTGCCATATCGTGTGCTGTCTGAGTCATACCTGTTTGTTTAAGAGTTCTTCCAGCGCTTCGATCATAATGAGGCATTCATTGGGGCTGCATGTAATGGCGTCTTCATCATCCATGTTGTCTACAGAAGGGTCAATATTGATGTCTTTTAACTCCTTGAGTAGATTCTGTCTTGCTACGCGGGTTTTATCCGCTAATTCTTCTTTGCTCATTGTTTTTGATTTAAAAGGTGAGAGTGTTCGTAGATATTTCCGACTACAAACGTATATGTCAACTGGGGATCGCGTGATATATCGCCTTCATTCAATGCCCACATACCATCAGAACATTCCACTGCGAACGATGCCGTGGCGGCAATCCATACTACCTTACCAGAGTGTCCCTTTTCGGATTGAAGGATGTCGCCTTCGTATATCTCAACACCGTTCTTATCTTTAATACCAGTGTATTGCATAAGGACGGCAGTGGGTCTTTCGTTCCATTCATAGATTTCGTCTGTGTAGTGCCCGCCACGATCTACAAATCTGACATCACGTGTTCTAAGAAGGAACCCGTTACAGGAGAACTCAAAACTGACGTCTTCTGATTCTGAGTTAATTATTCCTCCTAACTCCTGAACAAATGCGCGAAACTTAATCTCTCTGTTTTTCACTGTTCTTTGCCCGGCATATCGCCGCCGGAGGCGTTTAACTGAATATGAAGTATATGCAGATTGATACTGCGGCAGCTACTATGGCGACCTGTAATGCACCAATATCAATGCTGCTATCCAAATGGGCGCTGAATGCTCTTTTAACTGAAGCCTCAGTTGTCAGGCGGCGAGGATTGATCTCATGGAATGACCGATCGCTGATAGTGAAGGTCTCACCATGTAGCAGCCAGTATTTGCCGGTCCACTTTGCCACATGCATTTCCTTGTCGTTGGGCTGCAGCTTCACCCAGTAGTACCCTGGTTCACGGTTCATGGTGTAGGCTTTGAAATATATAATATAAAGGAGCTGAAACCAATCAATAGGGCCATCATTATCCAAAACATAAAGTTCCTTTCCTTGCGAGCCTCGTCTACCATTTCGCTGTACCTGTCATTCTCTTCTTTCAGGAATTGTATGTATGGATGGTTGCCCCGGTTCTGCGTTTCCAGCGCCTGCGTGAGTGCGGAAACCTGCTTGAGAAGCTCCTCGTTCTCGGCAGCTAGGTTAGTAGGGACGGTGATGTTTATCCCTTTGTATTGGCAGTTATTGCACATTTTTGTCCGGTTTATTGGTCAATAAATTTTCTGGGATCAACTTACTGGCTTCTAAAAGCCTGATTAATAAATCTGCCCTTGCTGCTACTTCGGTTGGGTGCCAACCAGCTTCAAGATGATTCTTACCACCAACCTCGCTATATCCTACTGAATGTCCCTTCCAGCAGTACCTGTGGTACCAAGCATAATGTGCACCATCTGGCATGTCGAATGGTAGCATCTCCCCAAGTTCAGCGACTGTAAAAGCGGAGAAGCTTTCTCCACCTTCCGGATCTACTGTGAAGTATCCATTAGGTATTATTTGCCAACCGGCGCCGTTATGTACATGATAGAAGACGCTTTTCTGTTCGATCCCTAATTCGAACAGCTTTTCTGCCTGTTCGAGAGTGATTACTTGCTCTGATAGTTTCATTGTTCTTTTTTGTTACGTGATAGTTTATGTCCCCTGTCTGCTCCCCACTGGTGATGATCCTCGATGTAGTTGTTACAGTGGAAGCAGGCAGGTTCCCAGTACCGTTCATCCAGCAGGAGATCAATCGAAGACTTCCCTTTCCGATGGTTTACACACTGTGCGGCGCCCGTACACCCGGGTGCTCTGATCACGCACTGTTTACCCTCCCAGAACAACCGGCTTTTCGGGAAGTACTCCCGGTTCGCCCGCTGCCGCTTCTTACTGTACTGCTGGATCTTTACCCGCTTCTTCTCTTTAGGTTGCTTGCCGGATAGCTTTAGCTGCTGTCGGTAGTTCAGGTAGTCGCTCATTGTTCACTGTTTACGAGCTTATCCAGCTCTTTGATCACTGTTATTAATTGAACCTGATACGTTTTTCCTGTGGCTGGTTGTAATTGTATATGTCTTCTATCAAACGCATGTATTGGGACTTACTGGTACAATTAACCATCTTTGATGATTGATATGTGAGCTTTTGTATGAACTTGTCAAACTCAAAACCTTCTGTTGAGAGTGCATGGATAAATGCGAAGATGAATGATCGGCGTTTGAACCCGGAGTAATATGGTTCAATTTGGTATATCTTCATTGCCACATCATTTGCCCATTCTAAATCCTTAACGCCAAATGTCCCCTTCTGGAAGTCTTTCTGGCTGTCCCCATTACCGTTGTAAAGTTTTCCAGACAACAAAGCGATACACTCACTGTTACTCAACTGCCAGCGATCCTTGAATTGTTTATATACTTTATAGTGATGATAATTCATTTCCACATAAGTGTTGAGGAAGTCGTCCAGCGTCCAGGTCTTATTTGTCATATTGGCCTTTTGCGTCTGCGTGATGCCCAGCCCATCAACGACTATGTAGTAAACAGGTAGCTGAAGTTCTTGTCGGGCCTGCAGGCGGTGTTGGCCATCAATTACTTCATTTTTCTCATTTACAACAATGGGAATCATCAGATCCTCTTCAGATATAGACTCCTTGAGTCGTTTTACATGATTCAAATCCACCTTTCTATTCCCCAGTATTTTTTTAAACTGAGTGTAATCTGAGGTCTTGAGTACTTTGGTTGTAATTGTTTTCATTGTTAAATGTTCTTTTCAAGTTCTATAATCACTGTTTTGTAGTTTTTTACCGTGAATCTTAGCACCCTCCACCCTAAAGCTTGGGCGGCGTTCAGCTTATCTGTATCACCTGTAAAACCTTCTAGGGTTGTGTGTCTACTTTTGGCACTTACCAGACCATCATACTCAATTCCGATTTTCTTGTCCGGCAGAGCAAAATCAAACCGCCACTTTCTAACGGGGTGGAATCGCCATTCACGTTCTACCATGATCCCAGTTTCCAGAGCCCATGCCGCCAACTGACCGCCCATCCACAATACCTGGTGACACGGCGTGCTCGGTACCCGCTTCTTACGGTTTTTATGCGGCTTCTCCAGGTCATCAATAACTTGCATGTTCAGCGATGCTGCTTTGCTGGACTTCAGCTGCTGGACGGTGAAGTTGGTTCGTTTCATGAATCAAGTGGTTGATAACCCAATTGAATAGCCGCTTTCGCATTATCTCTGATCCTTACTTTTAGCAGGTTGTCGACGCTCACCTGGAAGTATTCAGATAATTTTACAAGCGTTTCATATCCTGGAGAACTTCTGCCTCTTTCCCAGTACCGGAAAGTTGCTTTGTGCACACAGAACATATCAGCCATATCCTGTACGCTTATTCCTCTTAGATGGCGCAGGTAGGTAAGGTTGTCGCCAAAGGTTATATTAACACTCATACATTGAAGATTTTATGCTTCCCCGCCTGCTTCCACTGGTCAAACAACCTCAATAGAGCAATGCGCTTGGCGTATGATTTAACAAGATTTTGTTCCTGAACCGGTACCTGGTCGTTGAGGTAGGCGTCAATCATATTCAGCTTATTTTTCTTCTCCTCTCGATCTATTGCTGGTGCGCCCAGCTCACTGTCACGCTTTGCCTGTGCTTCCTGAAAGATGGCCTTCTTGTCATCGGGGCTCAATGGTACAAGATTGAACTTATCCAGAACATCATACACCATCCATGCATATTCCAGTGACGCGCTTGAGAACTCCTTATTCAGGAACTTTCGGTAATATTCGTTTGCAAATTCCCTGTCGTTCATATCAATTTCCTCCTGTGTGGGTTGTGGCTCTTCCATCGAAATACGCTGTTCGTTAATCTTACTGGCCAATTTCTTCCTCTTTTGCATGTACTGATATAATACCTTGCCTGCGTGCTCGATCGTCAAATTTTGGCCATATAGTTCGATCTTTTCCGGTAACTCATTAGCTGCGTTAAGAGTGAAAGCCAGGGAAACCTCTCCGGGGGTGAGCATACTGTAGTGAGCCAAAAGGAACTTGTTGAACATCTTGGAAAACTCTGTTGCCGTCCCTTCATCCACTTTCAATCCAGTAGTAAGACAGATCTCTTTGAGCGCATTACTCACCTGGGACACAAGAGACTGGGCCGGCAGGTCCTTAATCCGATCGCTGGAGGCGTGCTGCTTCATCCAAATCTCTGATGATGTCAGCAGTAGCGGCGTCAATTGCTTCGATGCTTCCCGTAACTGTTTGCTTTCTTCCTGATCCATGAGACTTAGCTTTTTGTTCGTCGTTACGATGCCAACTGGCGATGTAATTATTAGCCAAGGGTGGCCATTGCGCTATTGGAGACATGCCATTCATCCAGTTTACGCTTTCCCATTTGTTCCAAAACCCGTGAGCCATCTCTTCGGTGCCACCGGCGCGGCGGAAGAATTCCAATACCGCTTCGATACACGGTCCTTTGTTTTGGCGCGGCGGGGGGGGCGGCGGAACCGGGGGGGCATTAGCTTCGCTTTGGTCTTTAAGTTCATCAGCCTCTCTTTCTGGAATTTCTTGCGCGCGATACACTCCCTTCCCTTCCTTTCCTTTCCTTTCCTTTCCTGTCGTCCTAGGCGTTTCCTCGGTGTTTCCAAATGTTTCCTCAGTGTTTCCTCCCTGTTTCTCGCTCTCTTGAGCGGCGGTCTGAGGGGCTGGAAATTCGCTATGGGAAAGCGCTTCGGAGCCGGTAATCCTCTGGTGTTTCGTGAAATTGTTCACCTGAATCACTTTCATTTCGCCAACTTCATATCTTTCAATGAAGCCTGCACTTTGAAGCCGTGCCAGATCGTTTTCAATGTTCACGTTGTCGTAAGGAAAGATTTCTGCCTTTATCCTCTTGGGGCGATCATGCATTCTTCCCTCTCTGTCTGCCAATGTCCACAAACCGATGAAGAGTAATCTAACCATGGCCGGAAGCTCAGCTAACTCCTCATTCTTAAAAAAGTCTGGTTTTATAGTTCTTATCCTGGCCATGTCTTATCGTTTACGCCTCCGGCTGATACTGAATTAATGAATACTCCTTGACTACCTGCTTGTTACGGGTCTTAACCCATTTTGTCACTATCACGTGACCCATATCCCTGATCTCGGATATGCGGGCGGAAAGCCTGGTGCATCCGAACTGGGTAATAGCTTTTAGGGTCGTAATGGTCTTCCCTTTGAGTAGCCATTTCAGGATCTTATCCCGTTGACTGGCTATCGATTTTTTGTTGGCTGGGTGAATACGGTTCTTTTTCATCGGACGGAATTTTGTTGTTAATCAATTAGCTGCTGCTTGCTGCCGATCTTTCCCTTGGTGCCTTTGCCCCACTTCTTTCCGAGCTTGCGGCGGGCATGAGGTTTGAAAATGTGGTTGAAGACGGAAACGATCGCTTCGTGGTGCTTTTTGGTGACCGGATCTAGGAGATGGTAGATTGCTACTCCTTTCCTGGTGATAAGGTCAATGACCTTCCTTTCGACTGATTTACCTCTTACTTGGTAGGTAAATGTCTGGCCGATAATGCTGTTCATTGTTCACTGTTATTAAAGGTGGTGTAATTAGATGCCCAGGAGTTTCGAGATCAGGCGCAAGTCGTTGACGCATCGGCAGGTGCCCTGATACACATCGTTCTTTGTGCTATCCCATTCAGATATCGCACCATTATATGATTCAGGTGTCTGATCTTCACGTACTATGACAATAGACATGTCGTTCTTTATGTAGAGGTGTAAAAATGTACCGTCGTTGACGATTCTGAAATATGACTGCGTGCCTGGCTGCTTTAATACCCATCCTTCCGCCTCTATCTGCTCCTTGGTGAGGTAGGGAACGCGGACGTGTTTTGTCAATTTACCCTTTTGAAGAATTGAGGTAATGATAGTGACACTGATAATGCCTTCGTATAGAATCCAGGATTTCTTAAATACGTCAAATAGTTCACAGTCCATTCCTATTCTAATGTCCTCAAATTCCGGCGTGTAGTACTTCTGTTCTTCCATTACTCCTCGATTTCGATTGTGTGTTTTTGTATTCCCAACATCCTGGGTTCTTTCGCCCATTCACGAGCGATATTATCAGCGTCTGCTTCAACTGTTGACATTTGAGAAGCATACCTGCCCCATTCGTTTTGACAGCTGACAAAGTAATAAGTGACCTTCTTTGGTGCCATGACTATAGCCTTATGAAAATTTCTGCCGTTCTCGCCGTATGCAACCCCACGATCTGTAACCAATATGATGTACTGGTGCCCGCTTGGCTCTGTCATTTTGATTACATGAACCTTTGGATCAGAATCTGGTTCTCGTATTAAGGTTGCCAAGTAGCTACTGGTATCATTCGGGTATTCCTGGAGAATAACAGGATCGCCCTGTTTTGCCCTTTCAGGATCGAATGGTTTATAATTCATACCTCAATTTTTTCAGGTGGTTGATTAAATATTCTGCTGGAAGTTCACGGTCCTCATTTCCTCCTTCAAGGCGGATATGACAGTCCGGACAGCATCAATCGTGTGGACAATAGTCCGGGTACACCGTTCCGCCAGGTCATACTCGTACTCTTCCTGTTCACACTTGACCGCGGCATACTCCTTGGCTAATGACGGGGTAATTTTCAATCCGGATGCAGCCTTGCTGAAAACAAACGTCTCGTATGCCCTGGCTTTCTCCTTGTTGAGGTTCTTCTTTGCGTATGCCATCTGCTGCCCAGCGAATGCCAACCATCCGGTGAGAGTGAAGATGTAGTCATTGAGAACAGGTATGTTGTTGTAGTTCTCGTACTTGGTACCCTCAATGGTGGTGAGAATACCTTCTAATTGAGCTGTCTGGACTGTCATAAAACCTTTGTTTTACAGAGATTAATTACTTTTCTGCACTGCTCTTCGTCAAACATACCGATGTGGGTAAGATCTTTCGGGATATCCATGGATGAAGAAAGCCACTTGTACGCGTTTTTCCTGGTCATCCCTTTTTGCTTCCAAAGCTGATCGAAATGTGAGTGAGCTTCTTTTTTCAGGTTCCTCAGCGTAGCATTTGCCACCCTACCAAGGGCGATATCGGTGCCCTTATGTACTCCACAGTAAGCGTTGCATGGTCGGCAGAGGTAGATCATCCCGTAGGATAAAGCATATATCTCTGCACTGTCAACGTATACTGTTTTTCGGCCACAATAAGGACACTTTTGCCCACTGAGCACCGGATCTGACACTCGTTTCATCGGATTTGCAGGCTTTTCTTTTCTTCAATAGAAGCACCAGGGATTTTAATACCAGCCTTCAATTGATCTTTTATCCTTTCTTTGCTGGCGGATGGTATGACATTGAAGACGGACAATACATCCTCCGTAATACCTGCTTCGGCAGCTTTATCAGCCAGTTCAGGATTAATATTGAAGTTTACCTTTACGTACTGTAGGATATTGTCAGAGAAGTTTTCCAGGAGTTCCACAGGTGATGACTTATGGTACGAGATCTTGAGCAATTCGCTTTCAACCTTATCGTATCCGAATTGCTTCATACCCTCGTCAATTATTTTACGAAACAGGTCGGCACGTTTGTCGGCCTTTGATTTAAGCGACTGCAAGCGTTTAATCTCTGCCGCAATTACATCCGATTCCGCGTCCAGCTTCTTGATCACGAAGCCGTAGCTGATTACTTTAGACTGGAAGTCCTCCTGGGAAAGCTGGAGCTTGGCGAGAATCTCTTCAGTAAGTTCACCCTCATTATCCTCTATTTCTGTAAGGAGTGACAGGTGTTCCTGTCTTATATTGAACAGCGACTTTCTAGTCTGCTTGGCAGGGGTAGATGTTATACCCTGCTGTTCCAGTTCGAAAAGGTCTTTACTTGACGTCATGATTTAACTGTTTTGGGTTGATGGTGCGAGTTTCTTGAATTTGGAGGTGATAGCAGCATATACCTGCTTGTCTTTGTTGATCAACTCTTTATACATCTGCTTGATAGTAGACAAATCGTTGATCTCAGTAGCTTTGTTGATAAGATCAAGACACTCTTCTTTCATCAATAGGTTAGGGTCTTTAACTTCGGGTGTTTCTTCTTCAGAGTCCTTCTTCTCTTCAGTTGGAATCAGGAACATCTGCATGAGGGTGTACTTGAGTGCTGCTGACATTGCCTTATTCAGGCCTTTATCGCCACTATCCATTGCTTCACCTGGCATTGTACCCTGAATATTGCTTCCGTCCTCAGCAGTGAACGTAAACCTGACTTTAACCAGTGTCCATATCAGCAGACCGCCATTCTTACTCGGGCGTTCTTCTCTGGTCATATCGATCACTTCAGGAAGAATGAACACACCGTTATCTGAAAAGTGTGAGTGTAGCTCATTGTATATGTCATCAATACCCCTGAACTTGTAATTCTGCTGCGGGTTGGTACGGTCTTTACCAATCGGAGATATGCTTTTGAGAATCTCAAGCATTTTTTTATGAATAAGTACTTGCTTTTCCATGTTTTGATACTATTCAGGTTTAACGCCAGTGATTTCGGTGAATATCTCCCATGAGAAGTTGGGCAGGTCGAAGAACGCCCGACGGCTTTCAGCGGACCAGTTATGCCATTTGTTCTGGAATGCTTCCTTGAATGGAATATCCTTTAGGTAGCCTTCTGCAGTTTTGTGAGACGGGTATTTCTCTTTCTCAGCATCTGACATGTGGGAAGAGGGTACCCATTGTTTGGTATCCACTTGGCAGAGAAGTGAATATGCCTTGCTTTGTTTGAATTGATGTTCTGTCCAGTTCGAAGGCTGATTGAATATAGGGAAGGGTGCCTCTCCGGTGCAGAATGCGCCGGTGTTCCTGTAGCCGGTGTTACTGTATCCGGTGTTCCTGTCGCCGGTGTTCCAGTCGCCGGTGTTCCTGTAGCCGGTGTTCCTGTAGCCGGTGTTCCAGTCGCCGGTGTTCCTGTAGCCGGTGTTCCTGTCGCCGGTGTTCCAGTCGCCGGTGTTCCTGTAGCCGGTGTTCCTGTCGCCGGTGTTCCAGTCGCCGGTGTTCCCAAAACCAGTATTTCCGACTCCCTGGTTGACAAACTTCAGTACTTCTTCCCATGTTAACTCACGAACAAGTGTTATATCGGAACAGGCACTTTTATCGTTGCCATGTACAATATCACCCGAAGCTTCTATTTCAAACACTCTGTTGTCGGACGTGAATTCATAGTAATTAAAGCAATGTGCTGGTGAAACACAGAAATGAAAACCGTTTCCACACAACTCAACTTGACCCGGTTGGTTGTACGTTTTGCCTAACTCGTACTGGTACCCACGACACCGCATGTCGTTATCGGTCACCTTGTATCCTTTTATAATTTCTTTTTCCATACCTTTGAATTGAGTATTTATTTACTTATTTAATGGGTGGCTCTGTGTTCGCGCACAGAGCCTTTTAATATCTTTAACGTGGTTTACCATCTTTCTTTTTCTCCTGATGCCATTTTCATTTCTACGCTTACCTTGTAGGTATTTTGCATACAGCTTACTACACCGTCAACGACAGCTTTAGCAAATGATGTAACTCCCTTTTTGGAGGATATTTCTTTAATGACTGCGGCTCTGATCACCTCCGTGTTTTCCGACGCCCATTTAATCATCTCTTCTTTCGCCGCTGCATGGATTATGTTTCTGAATACTATATCCATGAAATTGTATTTGTTATCGTAGCTGGAGTTGCTGACAACGCCCCTGTCGTCTACCTTTTGGTTAAGGCATTGTGCTACAATAGCTCCTACAACCTTTTCTGGATCTCCCAAGGCACGTGTAAGCGCCCCCTTTATCTCGCTTTCAACGAGAGGTTTTAGCAAGTCAGGATTAAGATTAATTGAGCCTAATGATGTGTTTGACATTGTAGAATTTTTATATTGATTAAATAGTAATTGTTCACTGTTCTATAAAACCCAGGCGGTGTACTTACTCATTAAGACAACTGGTGAATAATATTTACCGCCTGGGAGTGCATTCTTAAAACCTGCTTCAATCATGTCCATTAGTGCGTGTGTGGGGTGGCTTCATGACTGAGATAATGACTATTTCATAGAAAGAACTATTTGGTGATGCGCCAACGTTTGCAGGTAGAAGGCTGATAACCTATTTCGTTTTCGTGCTCTGAACAGCAGTTAAACAAGGTGGCCAGTGTTCACGGTAACTGGCTCTAATACCGCCTACTTCGTCGCAGGATTCCCGGTGTTCGGTCCGGCACGGCATGTTTGGTCTGCCAACCTTAAAACATCGGGGCCGTACCGCGAATCAGCGATCAATGATAGATTCTTGGTACCCCCTGGTGGAGCGGCAGGGAATCGAACCCTGACCGAGAGTAACCCCTTATTCTCTATGCCCGTACATCACCGCCCCATCATACGGTTATGCCGCAGCGTAATAGTTTTCTATCTGAAAGAGATCTCCAGGAACGATTATGAAACCAATAGCCGCCAGTGCTTCGCCTCTACTGCCATACTGAATGGCATCATTTACGTTGGGTACCCACTCCAGCAGACCTGCTCTGTCATCCTTGAGGTAGGTCATTACCCATTTGCCATCCACCTGATTGGTGGCTTTAACGATGAATATTTCTTTCATTTGATAGTGTTTTATCGAGCCAGGAACAGGGGTCGAACCTGCAACCATCTCCTTACAAGGGAGCTGCACCGCCAATTGTGCTATCCTGGCATTTGCCGGCAGGCCATCCGGCGTACAATAAACCTCCATCAATCAGTTTCAATCTCTCGGCCTGTGTTCACTGTTACATATATAAAACCAGCTGTGAAGCTGTAATCCTCTTTGTAATTGCCAGTCCAGGAATGAACCGGCGTTGCCTAGAATTCCACGTTATGAAAAACTACAGAGGGTGGGGGAGTTGGGAAGGCTATGGTTATGACAAAGGCAATCCCTATCCCCCAATTGTATGCGGTACTTAGGTAGACAAGTAAGCCATGATAGCTACCTTTTCCCGCAATATGTTTATTCAAAGAACTTCAGTTTAACCAGCTATCCTTTGATAGCATATCCGTCACATCTATCTTGAGCTTTGGCCAGTGCTCAGGTCTATCTGGCTTTCTTCCTTTAGACATCCACTCTTCCACTTTCACGCCATACTCGTAAATAGACTTCAGGTTAAAGAATTGACACCACCTATCAGCAATCTTCTCGTAATCGTTCTTTTTCGTTCCTCTAGGCCAGAAGCCAACTTTCTTTAACTCGTAGAAGGGAACGTTATCTTCAATGAACTGTCTCAATTTTAACTTTGCCGCTTTGTCCATACAGTGTTTTGAAAAATATCCGGTAGAGTAGAAACCCTTCCAGGTTCGGGAAACCTATACCTATGAAATAAAATCTTTAGAGTAACCCAGTGAGTCGATACAGACCAGGGGCGTATTTCCTACAACTGTTCGTATTAAATTACCTTACGAAGTATCTCACCACCATCACCGCCACTGCCAGATATATCAGGAAGCCAATAGTCATTATTGCCCAATCCCGACGGTTTAACCAGATTGCTCTCTTCTTCCACTCTTGGGGTGATCGTCGTCGAATAGTGTTGTATGCCATACAATGCTTTTATAAAGATTTCAAGTGCTTTTCGGCTTGCTCGGTCAGAGAATACAGCTGTCAGCAGCACATTCCCATACTTATCTTTCGCTGTTACCGTGCCTTCCATGTCAGTTCATTTGCTCTTCCAGAACCAGTAGTTCCCCGCCTTGACACAGGACAAACCTGTGATGACCAGCAACGAAATAGTAACTATCATCGTCCTCAATTTGCTGTAATGAACTTGGTTCGATCACTTCCTTGGTGGCTACAAGACCAACTATGAAGACTAAAGCCGCTGCCACGCTGAATAGTATGTATCTCATAACCTGGAGTTTTCAGTCATCCACTTATCGAATTCGTCGTACCAAGGCTCCGGTTTGCGCATCCACCTGCAGAATGACTTCCAGATGTGCTCAAAGAAGAGTACCACGCAGACCAGGCCAATCAGTATAGTCAGGGCCATGAACTTAACCAGCTTGCCCCAGGGAGCCAGTATTGCTATCAGGGTAACCACCGTGACGAATGCGCCTACAACCAGTGGTGCCGTTTTAAGTAGAGATAAAAGCGTTATCATTTGGTAAGAGGTTTATTACGTAAAGTTTTATCTGTGGACTTAATGACAACCCGGTGCTTTCTGGTGTCGTAATAGAGGCAATCATCAGTTTGAAAATTGAACAGGTCGAATACCTCTAACACAGTGCCTTTATTTGTGAGCATCCCTGGCTTTAGTTCTAATGTGTCATTTATTTTTTTCGCCATGTAGGTAAGAGTAAAAGGTGAATGAATGTGGTTTAAAGGAACCGGACTATGCGACCAGAGTCCGGGTTTGGCTGTGATTGTCCTGTGAATGTTCGAGAATGCAATAACTTTTCTCCTGCTCCGCTTGAATGGCCTTTGCACGTCTATACCCGTTAATGAAGTCTGATTCCTCAACCTCTGTCAGTGTGCTGTAGGAGCCAAGAGCTAGGTCAGATGGAACGTAGCTAAGCCATGAACTTGTGCCGTCGTAGGATATAGATACCGATATAGCGCGTTCAGGATCTAATATGCCGATAAAGTGATTTTCGAAGTACCGGAAGTAGGTAGGGTATTTGGTAACCAGCTTCCCGTTCTTTTCTGCTGAAACAGCGAATGAGTTTGCCATGGTAATAGGTTTTAGAAAAGGTTGAGTAGTAGTAGAAAGAGTTTAAATCCAGCGTGAATGAGGTCGTTTATGCCTAGGTATATCATCCAGCACAGTAGCAGTGCCATTGAGACCAGCAGGGCGAAGATTACCTTAATCACTTGCCGTATCTTGAGAAGTGACGGCCAAGGCCTTTAATGAAGGCTACGATTGCCAGAACTACCGCCCCTGCTGCCAGGGTGAGCATAATGCCAAGGAATATCTGAGGAATAATCGTGTTCATTGCTGTATTTTGATAAGGTGAATGAAAGGTTTGAAAGGGTGGGGCCGAAGCCCCGGTGAATTACTCGATTCCGATTTCTTCAGGTCTGAAATTCATTTCCTGAAAGGCTCCGTCGCATTCAAGCCATAGCTGGTCAGGTGTAATTCCGTTAACCTTTGCAAGTTCAACCACATCAAGCGCTGACGCCTTTAATTCTTTACGAGTCAAGAATCCGAACACACGGTTCGTGTTCTTGTACTGAATGGACAACTGTCTAATCTTGTCAATGAAACTGTCGATTTTCAGATTGTAGGAAAGTGGATTTGTCATTTTAAATAGGTATTTGAAGGTTTGAAAATGAATGATTAAGCTTCGTAGATGCCGGCAACCTCTGTTTCCTTGAATTCTGTCACCTGGCCGGTTGGGAACTGAGCCTGTACGCTCTCTTTGCTCTCTGCAAATCCTTCCCAAGAAAGGTCTGTTCCGTTTGATACACTGTAGTACTTCATGATCGTGGATGTTTATTTGGTTAAGAGTGATTGTTTCTTTTCCTTGGCCTCCTTCTTCTTCTCGGCAATCATCTCAGCGGCCAGATCAATCAGTGACTGGTTCCAGTGCTTATGTTCTGGGTCGAACGCCGTCACAACTGTGTTATAATGATACTCACTGCGCTCTTTGACATCTTTCAGAATGATACCCATGTTTTTAAGCTGCTTGCGGATCGCTCTCTTTGCTGCTTTGCGTTCTGTTAGTGATTCTGCGATTATCATTTTGCGTATATTTACTGTTGTTATTACCGTGTCAATCACTGTATCTTTGCGTTGACAATACAATATTACAGAAAAATATCGGTAACATCCAAGTATTTTCACAGAAAGTTTTCTATATTTTTCAGTATAATTGATAACTAATTGAAAAAGAGGTGTTAATTGCAGGAGTAGACGTCCTGTAAAATCAAACCAATGAGCGTAAAAGACAGGTTAATTAAGTTTCTTGAGCAGGAGAATATCAGCCAGGGAAAGTTCGAAAAGCATGTTGGCCTTTCGAATGGGTTTGTTAATAACATAGGTGCCGGGATAAGTACTACTTCTCTGACTAAGATCAGAAGTAAATATCCCAGCTTGAATGTTCAATGGCTATTAAAAGGTGAGGGGGAGATGTTACAGAAAAATACAGAAGATTTTAACCTTGGGGAAGCAGTTAAAAAGACGGAGGCAACAGTGGAAGTCATTCTGGCTGCTGTCGCGGAACTACTGGCGCGATCAACTGGTCAATCTTCGACGATTGTGAAAGAGCAATTGGAAGACCTGGTAAACAAACGGTTAAACCCTTCCGAATAGACACAATTAACGGGAATGGTTGAGGCTGGATGGTGATTTGCTTTCTTTTTCTGTTCTTCATGACGTTCAGTTGTATGGTAATGGACAAATAGATAAGGGGGTTCGTGTAAGTACACCGAAGTTGACCGATATTCACGCAGTATATCTGCGTTGTAACATGTGATGTTGTGCCATTAACCAGCAGTTAACAATATATACCACATATGAAACTATTCACATTACTATTATTTGTTGTTATACCTATTATAGCCCAAGCTCAGGAGGGGCCATATAGTCACCTTGTAATACAAGATGGGCAGGTATTGTTCGAGGAGATCTATAAATTGGACAGTGTAGCATCGGAAGACGTGAAACTAAGATTATCCCAGTATGTGCCTGGCATAAAAAACCTTGTTGATTACCATTTAGAAGGGGATGTTATTACCGCTAGGTTTTCTGGTGCGATGATAGATTATAGGAAATATGGTGGCAAGTGGGGTAATACTGCTGTTTATTTGAATCATCCCTTCAGTGCTAATATTAACATAGTTTGGAAGGAAGGAAAATATAAGGCGGCCGTAACCAATATAGTGTTTCATACGGCAGGATTCGGAGATGTATATGCAACAGAGCTATTATCTAAAGGTAAGTCCGAAAGAAAGTGGTTGACAGGGAAGATGGCCGTACAAGCTGGGACATATATAAATGACTATCTATACGATCAGTTTGTGCTTAAGGAGAATAAAAAATGGTAGTTATCTCCTCTGCGCACCCGGTATCTGTGATGTATGACAAGTAGTATTTACCCGCAACGTTGTATTGAGATATAATAAGAGATATGTATTTAATGTATATAGACGAGAGCGGCGATATAGGATTGCCGCCATCAAGCCCCACACGTTATTTTATATTATCAGCCATTATCATTCATGAGTTAAGGTGGAAGGACACTTTAAAGGATTTGGTATCCTTCAGGAGAGATCTACGGGATAAGAAGGGGCTCAAATTAAAGGAGGAGATACACTGTACCGACTTCATTAATCGGCCAGGTCCTTTGGTTAGGATAAAGCGAAATGATCGACTAGATATAATCAAACAGAGCATAGATTGGCTAAATTCGCAGCCCGATCTTAGCGTATTTTCTGTGGTGGTAGATAAGCAAGGCAGGGCGCTTGGATATGATGTATTTGAAGCGGCTTGGAATGTTCTTCTTATGAGGTTCGAGAATACCCTTAGTTATAAGAATTTCCCTGGCCCCCGTAATCCAGACGATCGGGGCATCGTATTATCTGATAATACAGATGGAGGCAAGCTTAGGTCACTTATTAGGAAAATGAGGCATTTCAATATGATACCCAGCATGTATGGGACAAAGGCGCGGAACCTGCAACTACAATACGTTATTGAAGACCCTGTACTAAGAGACTCCCAGTATTCTTTTATGCACCAGATGAATGATGTAGTGGCCTACTGTGCCAAGCAGATGTATGAGCCGAACAGCTATATGAGAAAGAAGGGAGGGCATAACTTTTACAAGAGGCTGAGTAACGTCTCTTTAAAGGTCGTGAGTAGAAAGAATTCGTTTGGGATAGTGGAGATATAAAAAAGGGGGCCAAAAGGTCCCCGGGGGAATCCTACTTGCTTAGGGGGCGTCAGCCCGGCCACTAGGGCGTTTCAGATTCCTCGTGAATTTACAACTTTAGTATAAATTGGCAAAAATATCTTCGAATAAAATATGATGAAAGAGGATTTCAAGATAGGCTTACGCCGGCGTTATCTGGCGGTATTTGATGAGGTAGTCAGGGATAAGGGTGTCACAGATAAGGAGATTTGCCGGGTCATCGGAATAGCGGCTACCCAGGTATCACAGATGCGATCAGGAAACAGGTTTCCTACAACGGAGCAGGTAATGGACCTGTGCGATGCTTTTGGTTACGATCTGGCATTCATCATAAGGGGGAAGGATAAGAAAGCCGATAGATTGCCGGCGGATGGTGTAACATTGGAAGATGTATACAAAGAGCTGCAGGAAGTCAAGCAGGCACTAAGCGGCGCGAAAGGTAAGAAATAGGGGTGGAGGGCCTCTATATTTTTTTGCCTATAAGTTGCCAAATAGTTAATTAATTGCCATATCTTAGCATGAGTTTGACCGGTATTTACCGGGCGGTTCGGATATATAGTTGTTACGAGTATCTGCTACAGATGTCGATGATTAAGAAAATTCGCGCATGTTATCTCCGTTGGGCCAAGTATGACCACGGATTATCCTCCACTGATATTGACTTTACTGTTAAAGTCGACGAATTCATCAAAGAACTTAATGCGGCCAAAGAACTGGGCTTAGTCGATGGAAACGGCTGGCTGAGTCTCCGTATTGTCGAAAATTCGCAACCGGAGGGTCTTGGGAAGTATTCCCATAAGTTAAAGATTGTATCCTGATGCATGTGTAAGAAGCAGCGACATCCGCACAAATTGGAGGCGCATGGCCATATACTCAGCCTAAACAAGAGTTTCGGCATACCAGAGAAATGGATGCGCGTTTACTGGTGTGCGGAGTGCGAGTCTTACCATATAGCACGGAAGAAGGAGTATCGCAAGCGGATATCCATATTGATGAATCAGTTCAAAGCGATGTTTTATGGCAAAAGGGAAAATAAAGGCACCGGGGATTAAAATTGCTGATTTACCCCCCATGTCAACCCCTGATTTTGAAACCGAAGACATTCTCAAGGTAGAGCATAAATACTCGATCAAAGGTGCCGGCGGACGTCCGCCTTTATATGAAACCCCTGAAGAATTATCTGCCGCAGTTGATGCCTATTTCATCTATTGTGAGGGAGAATTCCATATAGAGACTGAAGTAACCGTAAAGAAGAAGAAAGGCAAATCCGACAATGACGAAGACGACGACCAGGATGTGTCGACCCATGAGAAAAAGGTTTGGGATCGTTGGCCGGAAGCTCCTACCGTGACAGGGCTTACCTTGTTCTTGGGGTTTGCGCATCGTCAGAGTTTGGATGATCAGGAGGAGCGCGGCGCAGAGTTTTCTGACATAATTAAAAGGGGGCGCCTTAGAGTAGAGCATGGATATGAAAAGCGTCTTTTCCATGACAGGCCTACCGGGGCAATTTTCGCTTTGTCAAATATGGGGTGGAAGAACCAACATCAGTTTGACCACACCACGAAGGGGGATAAGATATCATCTCAAATGGATGTGTCGAAGCTGTCCGAAGACGATCTGGTGAAACTGGCGGAATTACAATCAAAAGTACGTGGCGAATGATTTACTCCATATCCCAAGAATAGATATACTGGTCGAACTCTTCAAAAGGAGGAGGTTCGACCCTTTTGTTATTAAGGATGGTAAAAAACACCTGAAGCAGGAGCAGTCTCTTTTCATTTTGACCGACAAAGAAACAAAGGAGTTTGCCTACGGAGGTGCTGCAGGTGGTGCTAAATCGTGGACTGGTTGTGTATGGTTGGTAATGGCCTGTTTGGCTTATCCTGGTACCAGGTGGTTCATAGGCAGGGAAGAGCTAAAGCGTTTGAGGGCATCCACCTATCAGACCTTTCTGAAGGTATGTAAGGCTTACGGGGTGAACAAAGATAATCACTGGGACTATAACGGTCAGGATCACTTCATCCAGTTTCATAATGGGAGTAGGATAGATATGCTGGACCTGAAGTTTGTGCCGCGTGACCCTTACTACGAGCGGTATGGTTCGGTAGAGTACACCGGCGGATGGATCGAAGAGGGCGGAGAGGTGAATTTCGGGGCATACGATACGCTAAAGTCCAGGGTGGGTCGTCATCTGAATGATAAGTATGGATTGCTGGGTCGGATATTCGTTACACTTAACCCGAAGAAGAACTGGTGTCACACTGTATTCTGGAAGCCATTTAAGGCGGGGCAGCTGCCGGACAAGGTGAAGTTCCTCCAGGCTTTGGTACAGGATAATCCGTTCATCGATCCTGGCTACATAGATAATCTCATGTCAATCACTGATAAGGTGAAGAAGCAGAGGTTGCTGTATGGAAACTTTGACTATGATGATGATGATAATGCACTGATGGAATATGACTCAATTAATGACATATTCACCAATGAGTTTGTTGTTGAGGGTAAGAAGTACATCACAGCTGATATAGCTCGCTTCGGTAGTGATAAATCGGTGGTAATGGTGTGGAACGGCCTTCGTGTAGTTGAGATTCGGAAGTTTGAGAAGATGCGGACCACTAAGGTCGCTGACGAGATTGAGAAGATACGGAATAAGTACGGCATACCTCTATCTCATGTTGTTGTGGATGAAGATGGCGTCGGGGGCGGTGTGGTAGACAAACTGGATGGCTGTCATGGGTTCGTTAATAACAGTGCTCCGATTGATAATCCACAGGATCAGCAACAACAGAATTATAAGAACCTGAAGAGTCAGTGTTACTACATGCTGGCAGAGAGGATAAACGATCATAAAATATTCGTCCGCTGTGATGACTATGAAATGCGAGAGCTCCTATCAGAGGAGTTGGAACAGGTGAAGAAGTGGGACGCTGATAACGATAAAAAGCTGGAGGTTATGCCAAAGAAAGTGGTGAAAGAGCTGCTGGGCAGGTCACCGGACTATTCTGATACATTGATGATGCGGATGTTTTTTGAGCTTAAACCAGAGCAAAGGTGGCAAATATTCTAACTAGGCTATTGGGTCCCTCCCAGAAGGATCTCGCCGAGATGGCAAATTCATATATGCAGCAATGGCTGAATAATCGTGGTCCGGTGTTTACGCCTGTTATGCCAATATACCCCAAGGTTGGCCAAAAAGAGGCTGTACAAAAGGGGTACTGCGATAATACAGACATATTCTCCATAGTGAGCAGAAAGGCCCGCATGGCCGCCGGAATTCCGTTCTATGTGTACAAGGTAAAGAAAGAAGGAAAGAAGGCTTTCAGGGAGTACAAAGCCTTGATGTCTGGGGAAAAGATGACCATGGAGTCATTGGCTATGGCAAATGTGCTGAAAATAAAGGCAATGGAGGAGGTGGAGGATACCAATGGCATAAGTCAGCTTCTGCAGCGACCTAACAAAGACCAGAGTCAAACGGAGTTTCTTGAGCAGGTTTATGGCTTTCTGGAAATCACTGGGAACAGTTATATCTGGAAGGAAAAGTTATCAATGGGAGCTAACGAGGGTAAGCCTATAAGTATGCACTCGGTGGCCAGTCAATACATGACCGTAGTTCCAGATGGGACATTCCCGGTTTCTGTATTGGGATATATGTACTTTCTCTGGGGGGAAATGGGACTGCAGAAGAGTGAGATTATCCATATGAAGTACCCAAACTATGATTACCAGCCAGATGGTTCTCATTTAATGGGCCTTTCCCCATTGCAGGCCGGACATAAGACGATGGCGCGATCTGATAGTGAAGAGGATAGCGCTACCGCTCAATTCCAGCATGGAGGACCAGCCGGTATGTTTTATAATGAATCCATGGCGCCTACAGAACAGAACATGTCTCTGGTGGGTGGATTGAAGAAGAAGTGGGAGGCAGAAACGTGGGGCAACAAGAATCGGGGTAAAATTCTATTCTCACCTGGTAAGGTGGGCTATGTACAGGCTGGATTATCTCCGGTCGATCTTCAGATACTGGAATCTGGAAAGTGGACCTTCCATAGACTGTGCAATCTATGGCATATGCCGGCGGCCATCTTCAATGAGACTGAGCACGCTACTATGAGCAATATGGAGCAGTTCTATAAGGCTGCTTATACAGATGGCGTTATCCCATTGGTCATCAAGCTAAGAGACGCCCTCAATGCATCATTACTACCTGACTTTGGTGATCCTGGGGAATACTTCATTGATGCCGACTTTTCTAATATACCTGTTCTCCAGCAGGACATGAAGACGCTCACGGAGTGGATGACAAACTCTTGGTGGATCACTCCAAATGAGAAGAGGGAAGCGCAGAAGTTCGGCCGACTGCCTGATCCAAATATGGATAAAGTGTGGATGCCAACAGGGCTGGACATGATGGATAATATGTCAGCAACACCGGATCAGATTGATCAGGATGTTATCGATTTGGCGAAGTCAGGGCTAAATCCATATAAGTAATACTTTTCTGTTTATTCTTACGCTGTAACAATATCATTTTTTGTTTAGATAGTATTGATGTATGATAGGATATGAAGCTACTCCCAGGATCACTAGTCACCATTCCTGGCAATCTGCACTACCTAAAGTCGGGATAGGGATCACGACTCACAACCGATATGATACTTTTCTGAAGTCTTACCAACAGATCAAGCGGATGTCGCCGTTACTGTTTAAGATAATTGTAGTGGATGACGCCAGTAGTCAAAGAGTGCCGGAAGCAAACTACCGATTTGATAAGAACGTAGGTATTGCAGTAGCAAAGAATAAGTGCTTTGAGCTATTGGATGATTGTGATCATATCTTCCTATTTGATGACGATACTTACCCGGTAGATCCTTCCTGGTGGGTACCTTATGTGGAATCTGGACAACCTCACCTGATGTACATATTCCCTGACTTTGCTACCGGTAAGAAGCTAAATGACACTGCTCTGATCTATGAGGATAGTAAACTGCGTGCCTGGTCTCATGCTAGGGGAGTAATGTGCTACTTCCGAAAGGAGTGTCTGGATAAAGTGGGTGGCATGGACCCTGTGTTTGGTCGGTGGGGATGGGAGCATCCGGATCTCAGCAATCGTATATTCAATGCTGGCCTGACCAAGTTCAAATATGCAGATGTTGCCGGCAGTGAGAAACTGTTTTATTCGGCTGATGAACACCAGGCTGTAAAGAGTACGGTAACTGGGGCAGACAGGACAGCACAGATCAAGCGTAATGAGGCTATTTACGAACAGCGCAAATCGTCTGCGCAGTATGTGCCATATAAAGATAAGCGCAATGTAGTGCTCACGTCTTACTTTACAACGTTGGCTGATCCTCAGCGAGGAGTAACCTGGGAGTTTGATAGCTCTCAGATTGTGCCATTGGCTATTTCGTGCGCAGGTGAGGCCTCGTTAGTGATACTGTATGATGCCCTACCAGGTACAGCCAACAAAGCAGGTGGCGCTATCGGTGATGATAACTCACCGATACATCACCTGCTTTGGCGCCGTGTTAAAACATCCATTAATCCGTATTTCCAGCGCTGGCTTTCTTACTATGAATACCTGGTAGATCACCGCGAGGAGATAGACAAAGTGTTCTGTGTGGATGCGACTGATGTGGAGATGCTGAAGAACCCATTCCCACATATGCAGCCTGGCATCCTGTATACTGGGGACGAACCCGGACAGATAGCCTGCGAGTGGATGTTACGCCACCATCGTGCACCGGTGCTTATTGACTTCTTCAAGCAGTATGCAACCAGGCAGATTGCGAATGCTGGGCTTCTTGGTGGCGACGTGGAGACTGTGATCAAATTCTGCAAGGCCATGGTTGATTTTTACTGTGAGTGTGCCTCTGACGCTTTCCACAAAAAGCAGGAGGGACCCGGAGACACTGATATGGGCGCATTCAATTACATCGTATACACAAAGTTTGGCTCGATATCTCGCCATGGCCGGCAAGTGAACACCCGGTTCAAGGCGAACGAGCGTAATGATATTTCTTGGTGGAAACATAAGTAGTGATGATCTGGTACAGCAACCCATATAGCCGTCAGAAGAACTTCGGTCGCGCACTCAACGAGTTCTGCGATCGGGTGCCCAATGACGCCTGGATCTGCATTCAGGATGGTGATATCATGTATCTGACTGACTATTGGGGTAGCCAGATAGAAGATATTACTTTGAATAACCCTGAATACTCGCTGATCGGCTGCCTAACTAACCGGTTGCGCAGTCCGCATCAGCTGTATAAGGGCGAGTTCTGCGACAAAGACTCGGTGTTCTACCATCAGGTCATAGCGGAACGGCTTTATCAAGACCATTACAGCCAAGTGCAGCCGACCGAAAAGGGTATTGCCGGCATGTTCATGCTATTTCCTAAAAAGGTATGGAACCGGGTGCAGTTCCGGGAGCAATCAGCGGCTTTTGATACGTTCTTCTGCCGGGATTTAGCCAAGATAGGCGGTAAGATCGGAATAGCACAAGGTCTTTACGTCTTCCACCGCTACCGGCTGGGTAAGGAGAATCCCAAGACGAATAATAAACATCTTTATATATGACAATTGATCAAATTAACAGCAACATACATGATCGCAGGGCTGGCGGTTATCCTGAGGGTATTGGAAGGATCTCTGATGGGTACCACACTTTTGACGAGCTGTATGCACATCGCATAGCGCTGTTCAAGGCATTGTCTCGCGCGCTTTTCGGCCTTACTGTGTATGAGGCAGACTTCCCTTGGAAATCCAAATTACAGTCGAATGGCACAATGGAAGAAGGGTGGTTTATCGCTGGTATCGGCAGCGCTACTGGTAAACAGATAACCTACCATATTCCCATTTCTGAGTGGGATGAATGGTGCGCAAACGAAATACCGTATGCACCGGCTTGGGATGGACACACATCAGCTGACGTTATTAAAAGACTTAAATCGCTTTAATATGCTACCTATTACATTCCCGGAACATAATACAGTTTACGGTAAGCCAGAAGAAATGACCGATGATCAATGTATGGCATTGCCGGCATGGAAAGGAGAGGCTCCAATTGATGAAGAAGGCAGTAGAGTACCAGTAATTATTTCTTGTTGGCAACTGTCAAAGGAAGATCTGGATGAAATTAATAAGAACGGGTGTATATGGTTGTCGGTTAGCGGTACGCAACTTCCGCCTGTCTCTGTTTTCACAGAAAATCCTTTTCATCCATGACTCTGGACGACATTATCCGCAGGGCCATTCCCGACGATCCGAAAGACTGCCGGATAAAGAAGGCACAGAAAGAGGCCATGCGCCTTGAAACTAAACGGGATCTGTTATACTTGATCAGTAAGAACTTCACGCCCAAGGAAAACGAAAATACCCGGCCAAAATTGACCGGGTAATATCATAACATCACTATGCCCTGTGATAAATAATACGTCATGGCGAAAATATGATTTTGGCAATTAATTGCCAAATTGTACATTTGTAGAGATAGACCTCAATGGCAGGAACGGATAACTTACAGGAACAATGAAATGAGCTACAGGGGTTATTGGCTGCTGTGGCTTTTGTTATTTATGGGCATAGTATATCAGTTTATCGCATCTCTCGTCATTATACTGCTTCTGGCGTATGCGATCAAAAAGGGATCATCTAAATACTAATTATATGAGTGAACAATTAACAGTCGGCGAACAGCGGGTTCGCACGCAATTCAACCCTGGAAACAATTCGGTAGTTGATCAAATCAAGCAAAAGACAGCTGAACTGATCAATCTTTGCGAAGAACTGAAGACGAAGGAACCGCGTCTGTCTTCCTTGGCTCAGACAGAGTATGAAACAGCGGCCATGTGGGCGGTAAAAGCAGCAACTGCATAAGAGCGTAGCCGGGCAACTCAGGTTCGATCCCTGATGCGGATTCCCCGTATGGCATAGTGGCGGTGCGCCCGGTGATTTTTAGCCATTGTCCAATTGATATTTCTTGTCAAAGACAAATCTACATTTATGACCGAACAGTTGAACTGGGATTCAGAGATTGCCATGCTTCTTGAGTCTGGATTCGAACTTAATTTATCGCCTGATCAGGATGACGGGTATCCAGTAGAAATATTAAATGAGGGCGATGTAGTATTCTATCACAAATCATGGACGCGACAGAATATAGCGGTAATGCTTCATGGCATATCAGAAGGGGATTATCAAAAGAATTTTTCAGTCTACGTTCGCCAGAATATCGGATGCGGTTGGCTTCTGATGCCATACCTCTGGTCCAGACTGGAATATTGGTTTTTAGAACTGCTCAAGCTGTCTCTGGATGGCTGTGGGCTAAAAGGTGCCAGAATATGAAGAAAATACCATCCCTCTTTGTAAGGGACTACGAAAGAATCATTACTGATTATGAACCGCATTCAGTACATACAATGGATGATGGTAGCGTTTCCATGGCATACACGATTACAGGCAGTCAGAAAGGCCGTTTCCTGGCAACCAAGGAGGTGACTCCTGGCTGTGAATGGGTAGTCGCCGGTGAGGGCAAGGCTACTCGCAAATGGGATGGCACGGCTGTCCTTAAAGAGGGCGCTGAACTGTTTAGGCGTTATGACGCTAAACATGGCAAGACACCGCCTGATGGCTTCAGGCCGTGCCAAGATCCTGACCCTATTACTGGGCATTGGCCGGGATGGGTGCCGGTAGATCCACATAATCCAGCGGACAAGTACATCTGCGAGGCGTTCGGTATATCGCAGAGTGATTGCATTATGGATGGGACTTACGAGGCGATTGGCCCCAAGATAAACGGCAATCGTGAAAAGGGCAACCATCACCGAATGGTGCGGCATGGTAGCCATGTCTTCCCGGAGGTGCCAAGAGATTATGACGGATTAAAAAGGTGGTTTGAGGAAGTTAATGCGAATTGCGAGGGCATTGTGTTTCACCACCCAGACGGCCGGATGTGCAAGGTTAAACGCTCTGACTTCGGATTGCCATGGTAGTTTTCAATATTGAGGGATTCAGTGTAGAAGTTCTCAACCTTCTTGAGGATGATAATACAGTGATAATATCGAAGGATTTGAGAAAGATTTTTGTTAAGTCTGAGCCAGTAGGGTATCTTGTTTTATGGCTATATACAAAAAGGATTGAGGACTATATCGAATGGAGGGTTGCTTGTCACTCCCACCGGATAGACATAAAATTTAAATTGGGCAATGCGTAACGAATCATGCAGGGTGCTTGTCGCCAGAGTGGAAGAGAGGTTAAGCCAGCCTTTTCAGTGGCAGATAGATATAGCGGGCCTCAATATACATGAATCAGTGAAGCAGCTGATCATAAACTGCTACCTAAAGAAGGCTCCATTCGCTTTGGCAACAGAGGAAGGGAAAAACATTGTCTATTTCCTTCCAGACAATGGTTGTGCCGTATGGTATGACGATGGGAAGGTGACACTAAACATGTTTGAGACTGATCAACAGTTTCAGGACTGCATTAAGCTCGTATTGGTTGCACATCGGTTGTTTAAAAGCAGCTGGCAGATTGAAAGTGATGAAATGTACAAGGAAATTGTAAAGCAGCTAACGGCATGACCAGTAAAGAACTGACAGAGGCATCCCGCGCCTGGGAGCGAAATCATATCAAGCTGGAGAAGCGCTGGCAAAAGAAGATAAAACGGGCTATGGATGTTAACCTCAACAACTTCATTGACTACGCCCGAAAGAACAGCATTACTTCCGCTGTGAAGGTGATCGATACCCTAATGGACGCAAAGCCAATTAGCGATGTGCTAAAACAGCTATACTTGTCTGTTGGGATGGCCCAGGCGGTGAAAATTAAGAAGGCCGTGGAAGCCGACAGCAAAAAGTCATTATTTGACGAGTTCCTTTCAACGATGGCGGATAGCCTAGCCCAGTTCTTCCTCACCTTTGCTATCACAGATTTCATATACAAGATATTGGCTTCCCAGAAACGCCGAACGCTCATTATACTGAAACAGTTGATGGAAGAAGCGAACGGAGGCCAGCCGGTATTACCATCCATTCCTGATGATTTGATAACCCCTGAACAGTTGATTTCGGAGATAGAGGACCTGGATAGAGGTCATCAGAAGGAAATACAAATACTAAAGTCGCTGTATGTAGCCGCCTCTGATCGCGGTACCGGTGCAATTGCTCGGACTGAAGTAACCCGTGCACTCAACTTTGCATCTTTCACTGCTGCCGGCAATCTTCCCATTTATGTTGATAAGACATGGATATGTTGTTTGGACAAGAGGGTAAGAAGAGCACATAAAAATATTCCATGGGATCACAGGGAGCCTCATGGGCAAACAGTGCCACTTGAAGAGGCATATATAGTGTCAGGAGAGAGACTCATGTATCCAGCTGATCCAGCTGCGAGTGCTTCTAACGTCATTGGCTGCCGGTGCGGACAGACATTTGCTGCCCGAAGAGATGCTAATGGTAGAGTAATACGGAAGCCGACAGGAACCAGTGTAACCGTTATTCTGCCCAATAATCAGCCTACGCTGCCAACGATAACTATCTGATAAAAAAAATGTTTGGCAATTAATTGCCAATTCGTACATTTGTCAACAATAAGCGGGCTGTTTTATAGATTTATTCTCTTCACTGATTTTTCGCTTCGACCGCTATGTAACCAACTGACAGCCCATGCAGTCGGCATTAGAGCGGAAGCAATTCAATTTAAAAGCACTTGACGTTGACACTAAGACTCGTAGTGTCAAGATAGCTATTGCGGAGCTTGAGAGTGTAGACCGCGATAATGAAATATTCTCCCCTACAGCATTCGATAAGACTATAGCTGAACGTGGTCCTAAAGGAACCAATGAGGTTTGGCACATGGCCGACCATGGCTGGTCTCTTAACTCTGCCCTAAGCAAATTCAAAGAACTATATAAAGAAGGCAAGTACATAGTGGGAATCTCTGATTATAGGGATACGAAGCTATGGCGTGACACCATATGGCCGCTATATGAAGCCGGTGACATCAACCAGCACTCTGTGGGCTTCCGTACCGTTAAGTCTATATCCAGTGAAGACGGTTCGCCAAGAGAAATACTGGAAGTGACCTTGTGGGAAGGTAGTGCTGTACTATGGGGCGCAAACCCATACACCCCTGTTATGGGTATCACCAAATCTGCATTTAAACAGGAAGACGTCGACGACGCTATTTCCAGATACGATAAACTCATTAAAGCTGTCAAATCCGGTCGATTTGAAGAGGATGATAGCCTACTGATGCTGGAGCTTAAACGCCTCCAGCAATTTACGATTGACCTTTCGAGGATATCCACTCAGCCGGAACCTGGTTCCACTGAGCCGGTGAAAGCAAAGGACCTGGTTGAAATGATTCAACTCGAATCAGAACTGAAAAACACAGTCGCAGGACTTTTCAAGTAATCCCATGGATATCAAAGAAATTAAAGGCGCGGTGCAGGAAGTAGTTGCTCCCGTTGCCACTGAAGTCAAAGAAGTAAAGGCCGCCGCTGAAGCCGCCAAAACAGCATCCGAAACCGCAGTTCAAAAAGCCGAAACGCTTTCCAGCGAGGTTACCAAAGTCAATGACGAGGTGAAAGGCTTGAATGACTGGAAGGTGAAGAAGGACGAAGCGGACAAGAAAAACCAGGAAGCTCTGGATAAATTAATCCAGGACAGCGATAAGAAGAACGTTCGCGTCGGCACTGAGCAGAAACACTTCCGCGATTTGCTGGCTGAGTCTATCGAAGAACAGAAAGATAACATCGCCAAATTTGCCCGCAAGGAAATTCGTGAGACGTCTTTTCAGATGAAGGCGGTGGGTGATATGACCCTGAACAGTGCAACCACATTTCCAACGGCAAATGTGTCAATCACCGACCTGAGGCCGGGTATTATCGAACAACCTAAACGTAGGTTACACATTAGGCAGCTGCTTTCCGGTGGTGCAATGAGTGGCTCTCACTACAACTTCGTCAAGGAAATTGCTGGTGAAGGTAATCCGGCACCTGTCGCTGAAGGCGCACTGAAACCTCGACTGGATCTTCGCTTACAGGAAATGAGCGTACCAGCTGAAACTATCGCTGGTATTGTGAAGGTATCCCGTAAGATGCTGAATGACGTACCTGGTCTGATTACGTTCCTTCAGTCTCGCCTACCTGAAAAGCTGCTGAGAGTAGAAGACAATCAGATCCTTAATGGTAACGGCGTATCGCCAAACTTATCTGGTATCACCCACACTGGCAACTATACTCCAGTAGTTAACGAGTCTACTGTATGGATAGAACAGCTGGTAGAAGCAATTACCCAAGCAGAAGAAGCCGAGCGCGATGTGAACGGTATCCTTTTGCGTCCAGCACAGTATGCACATCTTCTGCTAAACCGTGCTGCAGGTGGAGCTGGTACATACGATCTGCCTCGTGAACTGGTTACCTATACAAATGGTCAACTGTATGTAATGGGCGTTCCTGTATTCAAATCTACAGCAGCAAATCCTGGTCAGTTTATCGTTGGTGACTGGGTGATGGGCGCTAACCTGATCGTGAAAGAACCACCTATCCTTCAGTTCTTCGAACAGGATGAAGACAACGTACAGAAAAACATGGTGACAGTCCGTATCGAAGAAACTATCGCACTGCCTATTTATGGCAATGACTATTTCTTCGTTGGCGAATTCGAACCAGTCACAACCTGATTTATCGGTTAGTAATATACTGAAGGGAAGATTACGGCCTTCCCTTCTTCAAAAGCTTATGATATGAAAGTAAAGATCAAAAAGCGCTTTCGCGACATTGAGTCTAAAGAGATCATGCAGATAGGACAGGTAGTTGACTATGATAAGGAACGCGCGGTGAGCTTGTCTTTAGGTGGTTTCGTTGAGATCCTCGACCAAGCCGCAGAGCCAGAAGATACACAGCCTGGAGAAACATCCGGTCCCAGTGATAATGCCATCCATGATGACAACGATGATACAGTGGAATCAGAGGAAGACACTGAGAAACCCGATGTCAACCCTGATATCGAGAAATTTGAAACGTCTCACATACCGAAGGCTGAAACTGCCCATCCGACAGGTAAGGGCCGGGGCGCTAAAAAGAAATAAGCAATGTGCAGCAATAAGCTACTGGATAAGAAACCGCTATCTGTTCCTGACCAGGAACCAGTTGATCTGGAGTCTGTGAAGGAGTTCATGAATGTAGATTTTGACGAAAAGAATAACACTATTTCGTCTCTTATCATAGCAGCCCGCACATTGTTGGAGGATAAGTATGATATCGGGATAGTGAAGAAGCGCCTGCAGGTAGTGGTTGATAATTCATGTGGAGGGATAGAGTTGCCTGGCTTCCCTGTTTCGAATATTTCAGCTGTTGATAAGGACGGAGCTGTAGTTGACCTTAATACGATAGGTGGTGATGTGGTATATGTAGAGTCCCCGTGCAGTTGTTACCTGAAGATCTCTTACGACAGTGGATATGAAATAGCGGACGTGCCGGAAGTGTACAAGACAGCAATCAAGGAGCAGGTAACCTGGATGTTTTCGAATCTGAACGACGTCGAGGTAGCCAAAACCATAGCTCCACTGGCGGAAGTTAACTTATTACCCTATCGTAGAAACGGATTCGGAGTGTTCTTATGAGTAAGATAAAACCGCAGGGGCAGTTTAACCGCCGTATCCAGGCGCAGAAGCTCTCAGTGACACAGAACGAAGCTGGAGGAATGGTTGAAACTTGGTCGTCTTTGTTTGAAACATGGGCATACGTAGGACCGGTTAAATCCTGGCGGCATTTGGAGATTATGAAGAATACACAAAGCGCATCCTACGAAGTCCAGATCAGATATACTCCGAGTAGACAGATTGATAATAATGTGCGATTTGTTTATGAAGGCAAGGTATTGGTCATAAACAGTATAGAAGAAGATGTGGAAGGCAACAAACGGTTTTACGTACTCATATTAACAGAGCAAGTGTAATGGCGCGTCCATTTATCGGTATACGTCTCGATGGTGCCAAAGGACTTATAAAGGACTTGAAAAAGGTGCAGAAGGAAGTCAAGAGAAATATCGAGGCTGAGATAGAGGATACCGCAAAGATGATAGTTGCTGCTGCGCAGGCAGATGTACCAAGCAAGACCGGGGCCTTGAGGAACTCTATAAAGTGGAGGAAGATCGGGGAATTAAGATACGAGATAGTGGCAGAGGAGCATTATGCGCCTTATGTCGAATTCGGGACCGGTAAGCTGGTCGTTGTGCCGAAAGGACTGGAAGATTATGCAATCCAGTTTAAAGGGTTGGGTATAAAGGAAGTCAATCTGCACGCCCATCCGTACCTGTTCCCTGCCTATGAAAGGCATCGTGTGGAACTGGTAAGACGTATAAAGGCCCTACTTGAAATTGAGCGATATATCTCAGTGACAAGACCTGGACCATCAAACATAACAGGGGTTACAACAATATGATAGATGCCAATTACCATATCAGAAAGGGATATTTTCAGCGGTTAAACGGCTCTGTCATTATTAATAGTGTAGCGGTTCCTGTCTATGATGGAATGGCACCAAACCAGGCCGTTTGCCCATATATCATATTGTCTACACAAACGTCAGTAGATCGAAGCGCCAAACGCTGTCAGTCCCAAGAGTGCACCATGCTTCTTGATATAGTGACGGAAGCCACTGGTGGTGTTGATAGATCGCAGGCAGACGCTATAGTCAATCAGATATACCAACTTATTTACCCTGTTGATGCTGCCGGATACATTGATGCCGGACCAGATTTAACAGTGATATCAACAAGATTAATCTCGGATACGACGATGGAGATGCAGGACGATACGTTCAAGATCCTCCGCCGGCTGATAAGGTTTACACACCAAGTACACGAACAAGTAAACATTTAATCATGGCTGAAAGAAAACCGGCGGCGGGGTCAGTGGGCGTATTCGTAAAAGCTGGTCCACAGTATCTTATCCTTGTTTGCCAGACCGACCTCACCTTCGATCGTTCCCGTGATACTATCAATGCGAATAGTAAGTGCGGCCCCGATCAGATCCCGGCTAATACTGCCACATACGAAATCTCCGGCACTGCACAGGTGTGGTTATTCGATAATGATGATCCACAGTCTTCTACCAAACTATCGGAAGCAGCGGCAGATCGCCTACTGGTGAACAAAACCACCTTTGATTGGAAGATTGGTCCATTGAGCGGCCTGTCTGTGCCTGGCGATGTAGTCTATGATGGATCAGGCTTTTTCAGTAATCTGTCTACATCATGGCCCAACGAGGATGTCGCCACCTTTGACTTTACGATCGCCGTACAGGGCGACTATAACCAAGTAATTGAGCCTGAAACAACCTGATAATCAATTCTGATAAGATATGAACGGTAGGATCGAGATAACGCTGGGCGGAAAGCTCCGCCAGTTGAGATTTAATAACTATGCTAAAGAGGAACTTGGTAATTTTTTGTCAAAAGACCCCGTAGAAGGTACCAAGGAGCTAATTGAACTCTTGCAGTCTAATCCGCTAAAAGCTATAAAAAATCTTACATACTGCGGACTCGTTGGTCATTACGAAGCCCGAGAGATGGAAAGGGATTTTACGAAGCAGGATGTAGCGGAATGGGTTGGAGATGCAGATGATAAAGATTTGTCGGATGTGTTCAACTGCTGGCTTAATACTACTCAGTGGCGCTCAATCATTCCAGAGCAGAAGGCGACCGAAGAAGTGAATGTGCACAGTGAGGATGTTGAAAAGGCAAAAAAAAAGGCTGGGAGGAAATCAAGGATTTCGCAATAGGAGAGATGGGTCTTTTGCCTCATGAGTTCTACTGCATGACGTGGGTTGATTATGGAAGAGCAGTCCAGGGTTATTGGTTAAGACATGCCAGATACCTTGAGGGTGTAAGAAGATCTTCATTCTTTACAGTTATGGCTAATGCTGACCCTAAGAAAGCACGTTCACTTAAAGAGGAGAAGCTTTTTAGGCTCATAACGGATGAAATAAAAGAACAACCAAAACCGGTTAAACTTACGCCAGATCAAATGAGGGCTCTTTTCAACCGATATAAACTTAATTGATGGCAAGCAACGCAGGACTAAATATTCAGATCGGGGCAACCGTTACGGCGCTGAATAATGCGTTGAATGCCGCTATCAATGGAATAACTAATTTCAGTAACACAGTAAATAGGTTATCTCCACAGTCTGGTGCCGCCGCAGCTGGCATTACGAATTTAGCCAATGCGGTCAACAGTGGTGCAGCGTCATTCAATTACTTGAGTGGGTCTGCAATTAATGCTAATAGTGCCATTAATAATACAACGAACGCAGTAAATGGACTATCTCCTGTCACAGGAGCAGCTGCTGCGGGAATAACAAATCTTGCTAATGCTATAAACACCGGTAACGCGTCGTTCGTCAGTCTCAGTAACACAGCCTCTCAGGCTTCAGCAAATATTAGTGGCACGTCCACCAGCATTAATAATCTTTCGCCTATAACAAGTGCAGCTGCTGCTGGTATCACAAACTTGGCGAATGCTATTCAAAATGGGCAGGCGTCATTTATTAATCTCGGCAATGCCGCAACGCAGGCTAACAACTCATTACAAAATACTAATAGTACTGCACAGCGCTCAGGGGCATCCTTTAACGCTGTGATCCTTGATTATTACTCTGCCGCCGGTGCCCTGAACCGGCTGTCCCCAGCAACTACTGCTGCGGCTTTAGGGATAACCAATCTTGGTGCTGCATTTTCAAACAGTAGAGCAAGTATAAGGTCGTTTTATACCGGTTATGCCAGTGATATTCAAGGGTTAACAAGGAATACACAGGATGTAGTTAATACGTTCGGCCGGCTGCCACTAGCGACAAGTGCCACGTCTGTGGGAATCACGAATCTGACTAGGGCCGTAAATTCTGGAAATGCCTCACTTGTAGGCATGAGTCGTACTGCTCAGTATGCAGTCCAGGCAAACGCGAGGCTTGCTACATCAACTCAAAGTTTGGTTAGGCCAGCAGCTAATGCAACGGGAGCTATAGCTGGATTAAACAACATTATCCGAGATGCGCCGTTCGGTGTAATCGGTATTGGTAACAACATTACCCAGTTAATAGACGCTTTCGGTCAGTTGCAGCGTCAAACAGGTAGCACTGGTGCGGCGTTACGCACACTTGCCGGTTCTGTGTTTGGTCCCGCAGGTATATTCACATTGGGGTTATCTGCTGCAATATCTTTATGGACTGTGTACTCAATGAGGCAATCCCAGGCCAAATCCAAGGCAGAGGAGGCAGCCAAGGCTATAAAAACAACAGGCCAAGTTATAAAAGAGGCGGCAGCTACCCTGCAACAGTATAATGCAGAAGCCCTTGGGGAGATAGCAACTCTTAATCGTCTATTTGAAATAGCAACTGATGATGTGAGGTCCAGGAAGGACAGGGTGGCAGCCCTAAAAGAACTGAAGAAGCAGACAAATGGTTATCTTGACGATCTTAAACTTGAGACGCTTCAGACCGATGCTGCTAGGAAGGCTTTAGATGAATATAATGCATCGTTATTCAACTCTGCACTGATAAAAGCGTATCAAGGGCAACTCGAAGAGCTTGCGAAAGTCTATGCATTCAATAAAGATAATGCAGACAAGGCTCGTAAGGCATTAGATGAATTTGATGCAGCACAAATCAGGCAACGTAAGCGTATTCAAAACGGACAGTTGACTGGTAGGCAAATCGATGAAGCGCAGTCAAAAATAATGGCCAATGAAGCAGCAAGGGCAAAATTGGTTGAAAATACCAACGGCTTCATAAATAAGCAAAATCAAGCGTACGACGAAATACTAAATACGGGTAAGAAGATAGCTGATCTGCAAGTTAAGGTAAATCCTTTTGGTAAGCAGGATGCAGACACCAAAAGTGCGGGAGAGTCAATCTCTAAGGTTCTGGAAATAATGAATGCACAATTGGCGGCATCTGACGCTCAGTTTAAAAATACAGGAGGAGCACTTGACTTCCTTGCAAAGGATAAGATACAAATCCTTCAGTCAGCTTTTGATAAGCTTGTGAACTTGGGTCTTAAGCCCACATCTCCTGAGCTGGAGAATATACAGAAGCATATCAATGATCTTGAGGGTAGCATTATTGGCAAGCAGGATTTATTCGGTGCTCAACTTTTCAATTTTGATGGCAAGTCAATTATAACTGCAGAAGAACAAATAATTAGCCTTCGGCAGCAGATGGAGTCATTAAAAAAGTTGGGCGTTGATCCAGCAAGCAACAGCTTTAAAGAACTTAGTAAAAAGTATGATTCCTTGACTGCTAAAACGAGCAGTTCGGCTTTATTCGATACAAGCAGCTTTAGGTTAGTTAACGGTCAGCTACAAGCAATTAATACATCCTTAGTAAATGCAGCCACTGCGCAACAAAGGTTTAATAACACGGTTTCGGATTTGTCTGATAAATATGCTGCCAGTAAGTTAAAGTTAGAGGCGTTCCTTGCGACAATCAATGACTCTTTTCAGAGTCTAGCATTAGATATTGCCGGTTCTTTAGGAGACGCAATAGCTGGCGCCTTTATGGGGAATGGATTTAAGGGAGCCATACAATCGTTTGCTGGAATATTTGGTTCTTACTTGCAAAGTCTTGGTAAGCAATTAATTGCTTATAGCGGGATATTAAAGGGAGTGCAGATTGCAATTAAGACTTTCAGCCCAGTAGCTGCCGCAGTAGCAGGGGCTGCAGCGCTTGTAGCTGGCAGCGCTCTTAAAGCCTATGCTTCTAAGGTGCCATCTTTCGCCACTGGCGGTGTTGTAACAGAGCCTACCCTTGCAATGGTGGGCGATAACCCAGGTAGAAAGGAAGCGATTATTCCATCAGAGTTATGGGACAAAATAGGCGGTGGCGGTTTTGGTATCGCTAGTATAGACTTCGACTACGATAAATTGAGGATAAGAATTGACCAGTCGCGCAGGAGGGGCGGATACTGATGGCTTTATATGGTACCATATATAGAATGCAGTTTCGCGATAAGAAAGATCTTCTTTGGCGCGTTGATCTTCAGCTGAAGAATGCAGCCGATTCGGCGTCTCCTTTAATGCTCACATACGGTGGTGGCACTCCTATTTCGATCACCTGGGATGGGGACGAAAACGATCAGTTCAAGCCGATCATATCCAGTAAGGCTGAACTGGTGTATTACTACACCGGGTCTGACATGCCAGATCCAGAAACTTTCATAGACATAGAAGAGGATCAGTGGCTCATGGTGGTAAGCAAGCTGCCGGATAATACTACACCTGTACTTTACTGGAAAGGTTTTGTAACGCCTTCAAGCAACCGTTATCCATGGCTGGCGCCTCCATTCACTTATACTATAAATGCTGTCGACTTCTCGTTCAGCAAGGGGAAGTATGTTGACCTCAATAAAAACGGGTTGTTCCTATATGACTTTGTGACGTTAGGGGAGTTGTTAAAGCGGGCACTGTTTGCCTCTGTGGGCTATGAAGACAGTATCCTATCTATTTTATTCAATATTAAGCCAGCAGCAATAGGCACCGGTAGGGTTACAGATTCGCTGTATGCACATACAGATTCGGTATTCGACTTCACAGACGGCGCCAAATTTTGTTATGACGCACTTGAGCAGATATTATCAAGTACTGGATCAAGGATGCTTTATTCATCAGGGAAGTACTGGCTACAGCGGTTCCAAGACCTAAATGATGAAGTTCAAAGCATCACAACGATTACTCCTGATGATACAGAAGGCGTTGATTCAATTAATTACGATGTTCAGCAGCCTCTAGGGAATTCAGTGTCTGATACTGTAATCTACCTGAATAAGTCACAGTATTTGGTGGTGAACCCTGGACTGAAGAAGCAGACGGTTAACTATGATCTGAAAGTTATCAATCAGGTACGAAATTTCGACTGGAGGACTGATGCGGAGGGGCCGTTTGATGAATGGGATGGAGTTAACACCGATATATATACTCGACTTGGCTCTGGGAGTGTAGAAGATCCGTATAGGCTATTTGTGCCAGGTGACCTCGGCCAAACGATGTATCAAGGTATACCAGTAGTGCCAGGGAAACGTATTAGAGTAGAGCTGAAGGTTAAAGGATACTTGACTCTTCCATCTCCGACGACAACCGAATACCAGGTTTCCTGTAAGTGCGTCGTAACGCTAGTTGACCCACCAACAGCACTGATTTATGGCTATACTCTTGGCCAAGACGGCAAATGGAACGATTATTCAACTATTGGAGGCTTCGGAGAAGCTGATTATTACTTCATCTCTACGAAAGGCAAGGGCGATAGCGGCACTTTGGAGATAACCAGCGAACCGATACCAAGTGCTTTGGATTCTGATAATCTAGAGGTAAGGCTCTATATTATCTATTCAGAGGTTACACCAACTAATACCGATGACCCTGTGGCGCCTGGTGGAACAATATATTATACGCATTTCTTCCCGCCATATATAGGAGTTTATAACGATATCTATATAAAAGTGAAAGAAGATGTAGTGAATAGCAAGACGTTCAGTTTAAAGCCTGATGATAAAGATCGGTTCTATTTGGACAGATCAGATGACGGACTGTCAAACTGTTTGTTCTATGACGATGCCGGAAGAAAGCGCGCCTTGCCACAAAATGACTGGAATGGGAGAAATATAGATGAAGTGGTGCTGCGAGGGGAGCTTGACCAGCAATATAAGGCTGGATACAGCTTTGATGGTGATGTGTTGAGTAATGAGCTTTCATTCCATCATGTGATTACTTTAACAGACAAAGACGCAAAAAAAATGATGCTGATCCGTGATAAATACGACATCAAGGCCTGCACTCATTCAATATATGCTACTGAGATAATGCCGATAGGCAGCGGGATTGGTGATTATACATTGACGCCACTGGCTAAGAAGGAGGAAGACTGATGTATGTAAATGGTAGTGACTTCAAGTTTTATATCCTCCGTGATGGCATACCGATCGCGATATGTCATTCTACCGACTGCGTCATAGAGACGTCTACGGAAGAACTGGAGACTACTGGCCCGAATAATGGCCGTTGGGCGTCATATATCCCAGGAATCAACTCTTACACCATCAGCGCGCCAGGCCTTACTGTGTATCAGGACGATATGAATGTAATCGATCTGCGGGATTTTCAAGATGCTGGGACCATTATAGAGTGGAGAGCTGGGATAGACCCCACAGGAGGATTGCAGTACAGAGGGTACATGTTTATCACAAGCTTGTCTGAGTCCAGTCCAGCCGCAGAGATTCTGAGATACGAAATGTCAGCAAGGGGAACTGGTCCGCTCCAGGTGGTTAAAAATCCACTGGTTCGTACTGTTTACCTGTCGGATATATACGGCGTTCGCTTGGCAGGCTGTCCGAATCCATATCCGGTGACAGTATTGTGGTACGACGGCAGTGTGATTGGGCTGGCAAACAATCCCGATGAAGTAGTGACACAGTTCAACGAATATCCATTCAATCAATATTATCAATTGAGCAGCCCAGATAACAGCTGCAATTTCACAATGACAATAGCCTGGAATGCTCCAGAGACTCCAGAGTGGGTTCCTGCAGAACAAGGCGGATTAACAGGATTATGGGTAGGAGCCGGTGATGGCGGTATCAGCCCGACAGATGATGGGAATGAATTATTGACGCCATTTGAAGTAGGACCATGAGGCCAGATGTAGATAAGGTCGATCTCTATAGTATACGGGAGCTATCCCCCGCTGAGCCGCTAACGCCTGATGAAGATTGGCTTGTAGCGCTGTGTAATCCGAATACCGGAGTATCATATAAGGCAGGGCTGGAATTGTTGGGTTATATCATATCCAATATGATTGGTAGCGGCATAGTCCTACCTGAAAGAGTATACCGTATTGGAGAATTACTTCCATCCGGAGTTACAGTGGGTACCTACATGGATACAGATGGTTTGGAGAAAGGATACATAAACGATCCATATTTGGATGGTAAAGTGTATAGCGTCAATAGACGTGGTATCGAGTTGATGGTTAAGGGCTTGGAGTGGGACAATGACCAACCATCAAGACAGGTGCGTCTGTTGCGTACAGATGCTAATGGTGAAGGAGATGTATTCAATGATGGAGAGATAATCACTCTCCAGTTTCAGCCTCAGATCAGTCCTATTATATCGGCGCCGGATGCTATCGGAAGGTTTGTTTCTGGCGTGTATCCCGTTGCTGGGAATACCTTTCTAACAGCATCCAGTCACAGGAAACATATCACGATACAAAGTGCTGGCACTATAACATTGAGCAGTAGTTATCCTGAAAATGTCATCTGCTCTATATCTCAGAATACCTTGACTGATGCACAGTCTACTATTAACGCGCCACTTGGCCAGGTCATAGGATTTAATGGTACTGGTGTACAGGGTGTTTGGCTTGGCAGGAATGAGCGTATAAGCTTGATCAGGTCGGGAGTATCGTGGTATATCGTGGATGATAATATCGGGTATTATAGAGTAGGACAAATAGTCGCTGGTAGGCTCAGAGGGCCGAATCAGCTGATTGCCCAAGGGCAAACAGTATTGCGATCCGACTATCCAAGGTTACTTGATTACCTAAACAGGCTAAACGCAGCCTATCCTGGAGTTGTTCTTAATGCTGCCAGCTGGGGATCAGCGAAGACCTACTGGGGATGGGGAGACGGGGTAAACACACTACAAGTGCCCGACCTGCGTGGGTACTTTCCAAGATGGCTCGATCTCGGGGCCAACATAGATGCAGACAGAGTTGCTTCCTCTCTTCAAAATAAACCCGGTTCTGCACAATCAGATGAATTTAAATCACATACCCACACATGGAGAGCTGAGACGAGTAATGATAGTCTTGGCGGTACAGGTTGGGTGACAAGTTCAAGCGGCAATGGTGGTGCAGGCACGAATACCCTACATGCAGCGAACGATGCAACCGGAGGATCAGAAACAAGACCTAAAAACATAGGCGAACTGCCTTTAATATATGTATAACAATGGCGCAACAGATTAATACAGCGGGAGCGGATTACATACATCCAGGTGAGTCAAAGTTCACTGGGGGTCTTTATATACCAACTCTGGCGAATATAACAGACCCGCCAAAGGACCAGGGTAAGGTTGCGCTGGGGGCATATAATGGGATTCAATATCAGTGGGATACGGTAAATCAACAATGGATTGCTACAGGATCAGGTGAAGAAGGTAGCGATTGGACACCAGGAAACAGTTTTGCATCATGAAATTAGTATCGCCAGGAGGAGGAGTTCCAAACACGTTAGTGCAGGGTTTTGACCCCAATATCGGCACCTATCTTGGTTGGCAGAAGGCTACAACTAAGATAGACGGGACATCCATTGTGGACGCAGATGCAACTGGTAAGATGTTCCTTAAGGATACTACAACTGGTGAGTATTACCGTCGTGGGATCGAGCGTTCAATATCCGTATTGATGTTTGGCGCAGATCCTTTCGGGGTAAGTGATTCGACCCAGGCATTCCGTGACGCTGCAAACGTGAGTAACCTTACTGGTGAGGTGTGGGTGCCTAATGGCAACTATAAGATCACTGGAACAATCAATCTCCCTTTCGATGGGATACGGTTCATTTGTGACACCAACGCCATCATTAAACCGGTCGGCACCTTTAATGTATTTACCTGCTCGTCAAACTACTGTGAGTTCATGGTGAATATAGACGGAACGGCGACTAAACCAACCGGAGGCACTGCTGCATACGTCGCTTCGATAGTATTATTTGGCACAAACAGATGTTGGATACATGACTGCCGCATAACCAACTTCCAGGGTGGCGGTATATCCCTGCTTCAGCGGAGTTCCACTATTGGCTGTACCTATAACGTGGTTGAAAACAACTACATTGAGAATTGCGTAGGCAAGGACGGGAGTGGATCACTGCAGGATATGTCCCATATCCGCATCGGCTATGCTGGAGATGGCTATTTCCACGTTGGCAATAAGATATTGCGCAACACCCTGTTGGGTAATCACAACATGGAAATCGGCATCGGTGCTATATGTCATGGATATGATAACCTGTTTGAGGGGAATACGATCAAAGATTTTGATGCCTACGGGATTGCTGCTTACGAAGCATCTTATGGCGATGGTACTGTTCCATTGCTTTATCGTTGTGGTATTGCTTTCAATCATATATCCGGTATTGGCGTTCTGTCAGGCACGACAGCAAAAGGGATGGGGATCTACATGCAGAAATGCCACTATTCTTCCATAGTAGGTAACTGCCTGGATAATACTATGTTGGGATCGAACCTGTCTGGGTCATTGTCAGAGGCTGCAATCGGATTGGGTCAGTCTATAGGAACAACGGTAACCAGTAATGTACTAATGAGAAATAACAGGCACGGCATACGTGCGGTCGCTTGTTTTAATGGGAATATCAGTGGGAATACCATAGACACTACCGGAGGATTCGGTATTTATATAACTGACTGTTCGGATTTTTCTGTGACAGATAATAACATTTATAAGGCTACCGCCACCGGTATAAATGGACTTTTCCGTAGTACATTGGATAGCGATGTTGCGGCAAATGGTTTGATGGCAGATTACGCTGGCCGTCCTACAGGTACGGGCCTGGTGATAACCGGAAACACTATTGAGAAGTCACAGAACGCGAACCCTGCCATAAGCCTCACTGGAACCGCTGCCGGTCTCCAAGGTGGCATAAACAGGAATTATAACCCGATTGATGGCCTGATCATAGCAGATAACACAATACGGGTGTCTACTACGGGCATCAACCTGGCATTGACTATAAACAGTAATGTTAGTCGTAATATAACAAGACACTTTGCCACAAATGCTACCGGTATAATTATCGGTTCTACTTGCGACAATGTAATACTAACACAGAACGACATCAAGCCAGATAGTTCCATCGCCAGTATGGCTCAGGGGATCGTTTACTCCGGGACCAACCCTATTTTTGGCCAGAACATCATCGGGGCTACCAGTGGGTTGCGAATTTCTTACAATGGTATAAACATCCTGGCATCTAAGTTTGTCGGATACAGCACGGCCGCACCTGGCGCAGGAACGTGGGCAACTGGTGACCATATTGTCAATACGAATCCTTCAATAGTCGGAACTGACCCTGATCGGCAATATTTCATAGAAGGCTGGACTTACATAGCTAGTTCTTGGAGAGAATGCCGCTTTTACCCAACTCTTAGAGTAACCGATAGGGCCGTAAGATCGGTTTCCGCTAATACGACACTGACCCTTGACGACGAGTACGTTGAGGTAGATGCCACGTCTGGTAATGTGACTATCACTCAACCGGCCGCTCTATCAGGGAAGCGATTTATCATCAAGAAAATAGACAGCACGCTGAACACAGTAACTGTCATCAATTCTGGTGGCCTAACATTCGACCAGAATGGTACCAGCCGGTCTATGAATATAGGTCGGGGGATGCTTCATAGTGAATTCAACGGCACATATTGGTCAATATTAATGCTCAGCACTCCATCTGGCGCATTATCCCCAAGACTTGCTACATACACAAATGCAAATGGTGTGCAAGTTGTTGACCAGGGGTGTGCTTCATTTTCTACTGGAAACACTAACAGAACATACCAATTGCTTGCCGCAAATCTGTGGACGAATAAATTTGCTTTAGTAAAAAAGACTGATTCTGGTACTGGCACAGTACAGACACTGCCGGCGTCCGGCGAGAATATAGACGGTGCTAATGGAAAGACGATTCGGGGACAAGGTGGATACCTCTTATTATACTCTGATGGAACCAATGTAATGGTAGTATCCATATCAAGTATAGGGGAACAGTATTCAGGAGTATCTACAAATTCAACTGATCTGCTTTCAACATCATTCCTTGATGCGAACTTCCCAACAGCCAATTTCGGGGACGAAGTATGGTTTACCAGTCTTGCAGACGCCCCTTCAAATATAGGATGGGCAAAGAAAAACTCAGGTTATTGGATTACAAAAACAGACTATGTTAAGACTTCTTAAAACAATATTACTGCTCCTCATTGTGTCAATGGGTTACGCACAGACGCCACGCGCTATCAGCTTCACGCCACAAAACTTCTATTACAGGGAAAAAGGCCGTATAGAGGATAGTGTGCTCAGAACCCCGAATTTGGGGTTATGGTATGTGTTATATAATAACGTGGATAGCTCCGGCTCAATATGGCATGACACCCGTGTAGGTAAATTTATTGGTAAATGGGGTACTGTTACTAGGTACTTCGCCAGTGAAGATTATGTAAGCACGAACTTCGCGCCCATTACCGGATCAGGTAATTATATTCAAAACCAAGTGTCCAGCCCACAATCAGGATCTGGTATTTACACTGCTGGTGCTATCTATGCTTTGGGTAGGGTCGGTATTGGCAGTGCTTCTCCATCGTACAAACTGGGCATAAGGGACACCTCGACATCTGTGTACACATCAACCAGTATAGTTAATAATCGACCGGCGGCAATAGGAGTAAACATGTTTAATGCAAGCATGGCAAATGGTGTAGGTAACTGGTATGTTTTCAGCAGCCAAAATAGCGCTAATAATTCACAGCAGATTTTTATGGGTTCTGTTACCAGCACTACCGGTAATACACCGGTGTTTGTGTTGGGACAATCTACTGGGCCGAATAGCTATGCTGAAAGGTTGCGCATAGACAGCGCAGGTAACTTTGGCCTTGGTACTACTACTCCCAACAGTAGCGTGACGGTTAACGGGACTTATTCTCACCCCACGATACTCACTACAAACGGCGGGGTGACGATAGGAGATCATTTCTATGTAAAGGTCACTAATACGGCTAATACCACTATAACACTGCCGCTTGCAACTAATATAGTTGGGAGGGAGTACACGATAGTTAAAACGAGCAACAATGCGTTTACGGTGACTATTCAAGGCACCTCTGGTATGGTCGCCGGGGCAAGTACATATGTTTTGTCTACATATCCCGCCTCTGTCACGGTGTGGACAGATGGAACGGATTGGTGGATCAAATAACCCTCAAAATAAAACAAAGACATGGCATTTACTCCGGATTCGGTTTTAGTAAGAAGCGCAATAGTTAGCCCTGTAGACTTTCTGGTCCCGGGTACTACCTTTTTGTTCAGTATCCCTCAAGGATACATTTTTACCGCTGTTGCAGGCGCTCAGTTAACAATAGTGGATTCGGCTGGAACTGGTGTAGGCGTCTTTAGTGTAAGTGCAGGGACCAATGCTACATCATACAATAACCTTTATAGTTCATTGAGTCCTAGTTTGGCGCAACTGACTGGCAACACGGTGATTCCTCTAACTGCACAACCTAGGGCTGTAAATGCAACCTCTGGATCAGTAAATATTTATATCAGCATAGTAGGGATAGCCACAGGATTCACGACACTGAAAGGTATATTCTATATGCCATACGCTTTAATCAAATACCCATAAAATACAACATGGCAACGACCGTATTTAACAATCTGAAACAAGCAAGCCCGCCATGGCTCGTAAACCTGACAGCTATTTTTGCTTTGGCGGCACCGTTACTACCTGAGCTTATTGACACAATGCCTGGTACGGTATCCAATTTGACAAAGGAATGGCTTCACTGGATTTTGCAATTGTTGGCAGCAGCATTCGCTATTGCAACTGCATTAACCAGGGCAAGCACCGCCTTGCAGATAAGAACGTATTCCGATGCGCCCCCTGATGGACCTGGAGGAACAGATCCTAATAAACCGCGTGGGCCGAAATGA